AGAAGAAAAGTAAAGGATTACTGAGATGCCCCACAAAGGATCACGGCCATACAAGATCAAGCCAGGCCACAAAAGACCCAAGAAGGCCAAGAAGGTGCGGAAGAGATAGTGGCGAAGAAACGGAAAAAGAGCAATCGGGGGCCGGGTAAGCCGAAGAAGGTAATCACGCCGGCAAAGATGAAGAAGGCCGAGGGCTATGCTCTTGATGGTTGCCAGAATCACACTATCGAAGTGCTGATGGGATGGCCTAATGCCTTCATTGAGAACCGAAAAGATATTACTAAAAAGTTGCAGAAAAAGCGAGCGGAGCGGAAACAGAAGCTTCGTAATGCTCAATATGTGAACGCCACAGAGAACCACTCAAACACGATGCAAGTTTTTCTCGGAGTGAACGAACTTGACCAGAGGGATGTCAAAACACAGGAAGTCAGCCGACAGACATTGGCAGACATTGCTGCTATTGTCGGCGCTGAGTTGCCTGGGGATAAGCCAGATGGTAACGGCGACAAGTCTTGACAGGGCTATTGACGCCCGGCGGATTGCTTTCCAGCAAGACCCTATTGGCTTTGCGGTAGAGGTGTTGGGGATGCGTCGGGATTGGATTTGGCCGAAGATGGTGGAAATGGCCGAAGGTGTCCGGGACCATCAGCGAGTGGCCGTGCGGGCCGGTCATTATGTTTCAAAGACCTATGGCCTTGGGCGCATCATAGTCCCTTGGTTCAAGACATGCTTCCTTCCCAGTACAGTAGTAACCACAGCCCCGAGCGATAATCAGGTTCGTAATCAATTGTGGAGAGAAATCCATGCCGCTTACTCAAGTGCCAAGGTTCCATTAGGAGGAACAATCACCGCCTTGCAGTGGGACATGCAACCCCACAAAGAAGTACTCGATGCTCTACCCCCGGAATCCCGCGCCAATTGGGCCAAGAACTTTGCGATAGGCTTCTCGACCAGTCCGGATTCAGCAGCCGACCACGCCACAAAGATGCAGGGCTGGCACAACGAGTGGGTATTGGTGGTGATTGACGAAGCGTGCGGCATGGCTCCGCAGATTTGGAAGACTGCAAACGAGGGGCTTATCAATGACGATCAGTGCAAGATCGTCGCGATAGGCAACCCGACTGACCCTGAGTGTGAGTTTGCGCAAGCCTGCTACTCTTCGGACCCCATCAAGAACGAAGGTAAAGAACCATATATCAGTGACAAGGGCTGGTATGTGATAACCATCGACGCCCGCGATACTCCGAACTACATCGCCCGTAGACGTATTATTCCCGGATTAGCAAGCTATGAGTGGGTCCAGGGGATATTCGAGGAGTACGGCGAGGACGGGGACGGATCGAGGTATCGTGTTAAGGGTTTGTTCCCGACGTCGAAGGAAGGTACGTTTTACGGTGATCTGCTCGCGCAATCGCGGCGGGATGGTCGAGTGGGTGAGTATCCGCACGATCCAAGCTATCCGGTGTATACGTTCAACGATTATGGTGACAAATGGACGGCGAGCATCTTTGTGCAGTTTATCAAGGGTAGAATTCGCATTATCAGCGACTATTGGGATTACGAGGGGCAGGGTGCGCCGGGTTGGGCGGCTGTTTGTACGGCGAGGGGTTACAATTACGTCGATCATATAGCCGGACCGGACCTTGATCCGAACACAGGAAGCAACCGCAAGCCGTTCGCTACCGGCCAACTCCTCGTCACGACATTGCAGCAGTTGGGCTATACTGTGCAGGCTTGTGAGTCACATTCTTTTGACGACGGTATTCGTGTTGGACGTCAAGTCTGGCCATTGATTGAAATTAACCAGCCGGAATGTTCGACCTTTCTACAAGCGGCTGGTGGGTATGGACGCAAGAAGAACCTTGCGCTTAGTACGGCCAATCATCCTGAGTATCATAATCAGGTAGCCCAGACCTGGCACCGTCACATCATGGACGCATACAGGCATTTGGCGGTCATGTACCGGATTCACCAGTACAAGGGAGACACTATCGAGGGGTTGTACGACTACAAGGCCCTCGGTGTCGGTAAGACTTCATACAGTAACAACGTTCTATTCCGGGGCATGTTAGCCGGAAGAAAGGGGGCCAAACGTGGATGACGGAAGCGATGACCCGGTTATAGATGAGGCCAAAAGGATTGACGACAGCTTATCCAAAGCTTTTGGTTTAGGTGAGCCGAGTAAAGAACGGGGTGAAGCGAGGGAAGCAGAGCGAGCGGTAGAGGCTCAATTCGCATCTGAGTTCGAGGAAGGCCCGGAGCCCACTACACCAAGGACAGGCGGTCCCGCACGTAGGCCCTCAAAGCGTAGGCGGTTCAGTGCTACTCAGTTCGCTAATGAATGGCTACCGCCCATATTGAGCGATGCAGGATTATTGGGATAGGAATATGGCGATAGACAAACCCTTATACGACCGGATTACAAACAAGTGGGACGAACTCGACGAGGTCTACGAGAGGATAGGAAACGCCCGGAAGAACATCGCGGCTTTTTTCCGTCCCGATCTCGGTGTGGAGTACGACGAGAACCACGATATGCTCATGCTGGGGGGTGATATTTACGACGGCTCACCGCCCTGGGTGGCTCGCACGATGAGTACCGGGCTGCAAGGTAATATTGTCTCAAAGCGTATCGACTGGATAATGTACCTGATGGGCGATAGGCGATTGAGGGGTATCACCGAACTCGATCAATGGACTCAGGATGTGAAGGAGCATAATACCGACGTCTACCAGAACTCCAACTTTTACGACGTCCAGCCGCAATTCACTTTAGATGGTGTGACGACTGGTAGTCCGGTGATGTTCGGTGAGGAAGATTTAGCTACTGGCCGGGTTATGTGGATACCCCAGCATTATCTCACCTACCGATTGTTCTACGACCGCTTCAATGAGAGCGAGGGGATTATCATCAAAGATACTCAGTGGTCGGCCAAGAAGATTTTCGACCGCTTCGCCCCAGGTCCGAGTATCGAGCAGCGGTTACAACTGGCGAAAGAGAAGTTTAGTCTTCCGCTCTACACAGCGATCATCAGAGGTCAGATGGATTCACGGTTCACCATTTGGCGGGCGGTGTTCAAGCGTACCGATCCGATATGGGAGGGTAAGAAGCAGCCTTTGGGCGGTAAGCTGTGGATCAGTGCCTTTTTCGAGGAGTTGGGCGCCGGTATTATCGCCAACAAGGAGACACCTCTAGAACTCTCAGGGTACTACAGCAAGCCTTACGTAGTCTGGGACTACGATAAGAAGTTATGGGAAGCGGCGAGCCGCACGCCGGCATGGGAGGCTATTTACGACGCTGCGAGCCAGAGCCAGGTATTCAAGAACTACCTTGAGAACTTGCAGCAGAAGACCCGTCCGGCAATGGCTATTTTGGCCTCGATGCAGGGTAAGGCAAACTTCTCACCCGAGGGTGAAGTGATAGTCGAGAAGAACGATTGGAACTTCAAACCTGAACCGATCAATAACGTCGGTGACATTCGTTTGGACCGAGAGACGATGGACTTGTTCGACCAGAAGCTCTCACGTCATTTCCACTTGGAGATGTTCCGGCAGTTCACTGACATGGCGGCGAACAGTACTCAGCAGTTCAGAGTCTTGCAGATCATGGAGATTGCCGGTGAGCGGATTACCCAACTCCTGCCGATGATCGAGACGCACGAGCGGTATCTTTCGCAGGTCGACGACAGGGTCATAGACATCCAGCGTCAAGCCGGTAACGGGCCTTTCGCCCCGGAGGTACTCGAAAGGGTGGCGGATATCGTCTCTTTCTACACTGGCGAAGAGACTTTAGGTGTGGATTTACAGGTACAGTTCATCGGTACGCTCAGACAGGCCCAGCAGATGCAGCAGAAGTTGAAGCCGATCCAGTTTGGCGTATCGGTAGCTTCTGAGATCGGCAATGCTCTAGGTGATCCTGACATTGCCCGTCTGATGGTCAAAGGCTACGAAACGGTGGATGAAGCTTTACAGGCGGTCCACTTCCCCGAGAAGCTTACGGTGGAGAAAGAGGAGTACGAGAAATCCGTCGCGGCGCTGGCCGAGGCCCGGGCGCAGCAGGCTCAGTTTGAGAACGCAGTCGAAATGGCGAAGGCGTCGAAGGATGTATCGGGTCCGGTGGACGATAAGAGTGTACTTGGAACTTTGGCAGGGAGTGCGGCATGACAGAAGATCAAAACAGGGTCAATCTTTCACTGATAACACGTCGCGGCTACCTTCACGTCGGCCCGCCCGAGGAGTTCCTATCAGTTAAGATCAGGGACTTGTTCGGTCTAATCACTACCGACCGGGGCGTGGCCGACCATAATAGCATGGCCGAAGATATCAAAATGATGGTAAGGGAAGCAGATCACGGCGAGTTTTTCCGGCAGATATCGCTCGTGATAATCAGTTTCGCCGGTAAGGGAGTACAAGGTGGCCAAACGCAAGAAGAAGGTTAAGAGAGTCAAGAAGAAAGTTCATTCCGAAGAGAAGCAGGATGTAGCAGAGGAGTCTTCGCGTTCTCTCGGAGTGCTTGACGTCCGCAAACCTGCCATATCGGAGGCCGAAGCTACCCGTCAAGCTGAGATCACGACTATCTGCAAAGAGACAGGCTTTGCTCGGAACGTAGTCGAAGCGGCTCGTAAGACCGGGTACGTCAAGTTGCAGATCATGGGTTTTTCGGACGAAGAGAGTTTGAGGGTTGCCGTATTGCGAGTGAATCCGAAACTGGTTGGTATGTTCCAGCAACCGAGCGAGAAACCGGTCCTCATTGTGAAGGATACTGAGTACGAATATGCGGAAGCCGCGTTTCACGTTCCCGTACTGGCCGGGATGGGCAATCAGGCTAACCGAGCCATGAAGGAACAGCGGGGGATTGACGCTTATATCCGGCGCAACGGTATCCGGAACGTGGACAAACTGGTAATCGAGCGGTTCTATACCCCGGACGGGAACAACAAGGTACTCTCGGCAGTGAGAGTAGAATATCGAAAGGAGAAACAGTGAACAAGGATGAGTTCGTAAAGCAGGTAGAACGGATTTACAACAAGGCGATGGAAATAAGCGATTTGCAGATGGCTATGACCGCGTTGCTCAGTATCAGAGAACTAGGAGGGACGGTCGATGTTGAAGACAGCAGGACGTGCGCGATATGTGGTAATTGGTTGGTTTGCCCTACAACCTTGGTCCGGGCAAAGGCCCGAGGGATTTGCGTTGAAACAAGAAACCATCAAGAGTGTTTTGATGATGGAATTACGGGTCAAATGGGAATAGCGCCAATATGCCCTGAGAGTAGTAAGTGTGAGTTTTGGATTTCAAAAGGAGAACAAGAATGAAACGAGGACTATTAATTGGATTTACAGTAGCGATATCGCTGTGCCTGCTCATGGGCGCCGCGAGTAATGCCCCGAAGTACTGGCAGAATGAACTCTTGACGCTCAGTCCCCAGTGGCTCAATGTGTTCGGCTACACCCCGGACTCCATCCTGGCTTATCAGGACTGGGTCCAGAACAAGAAGGACGCCATGCACGACGCGGAGCTTACGGCTATCAAGCAGAGGCTCTTGAAGCTTGAAAGTGCAGTGGTGGACCCGAATGAGGCGGTAGAATGAAAACGACTGATGACTTAAAAGCTCATTGCCTTGCCCAGATGAACATACACCGCGATCTTGAGAAGGGGTCAGAGGCGGCGGGCTGTCCCATTGGGCAATCGGCACATAGGGGGCAAATTACCGCCTACAAGGATGTGCATACATTGCTGAGTATTTGGTTCTGTGAAAACAAAGCGAAGAAAGAAGGAGACTAACTAAATGGATTGGGTAAACGAACTGACACACGAATCACTGACAACACCCGAGGCAAAGACGGCGTTGTCGAAGTATGATAGTCAAGAAGCTGCCCTGGTAGGCGGCTTGAACGCCATGAAGACAGCCGGTGCGCCGTTTAGGCTACCGGAATCGCTGGACCAAAGCCATATCAACGACGAGATGCGAGCGGAGTTCACGAGCAGGGTCGGGAAGCTGTTGGGTGTTCCGAACGAAGATGCTCTAAATGACGTGAATTTCGCCGACGGCCTGCCTAATGCCGATATGGTCAATGCCGATCTCGTTTCGACGTTCAAGAAGTTCGCCGTCGAGAACCACCTGTCGAAGTCTGTCGTGGCCAAACTGGTTAAGATGAACAACCAATTCTCCGTATCGTCAAGAACGGCCCAGGATCAGGCGTCAGCCGACGCGCACGCTGAGTCGGTTAAGACAGTCAATACTGCGATGGAGGCTTCACATGGCGGTAAGGACGGCGTTGCGAAGCACGTTGAACTGGTGAAACGGCTATTCAAGAATCATTCGGGCTTGAGTGGTGTAGAGTTCGACAGTATCGCCGAAGGACTTACCAAAGGTCCGTTCGCTACCGACCCGGCGATGCGCAAGGCTCTTTACAACCTAGCCGCTGCGGTGGTGCCGGAAGCGGTGACGGGCAGTCAGGAGCAAGTGGCTGCGAAGAAAACAGCGAGTTCGTCAATACCAACCCGTTTCCCAACATTAGCGAAACATCTAAACTGGAAAACAAGTTAGTACCGAACAAACACCAGACACCTTCCGAAAGGAAGCCTGGTTGCTCGCTCCAAAGGGGAGCGGCATAGCACGGCCTGTCAGTGTTAGGACGAGCCTCGAAAGAGACACCTCTCCGAGAACGTAAACTAAACGATTTTTTGGAGAGTAAACTCATGGCAACTAACACAGTAGGCGTATCGGGGAACATTCTCGACGTCCTCAAATTCAAAATGCCTGACGGCAGTGCGGTCGACCAGCCGATTAACGCGATGGTCGAACTCAATGATTTCCAAATGGACATGCCCGCCCTACCGGCAAATGGCGGCATGACTCATCAAGGTCTCAGGACGATACAACTACCGACCGGCTATCTCACGGACGTCGGTGGTTCGTGGAAGAGTTCCAAAGCCGAATTCGAGATGTTCATTGACGGTTTGATGACACTTCGCTCGACGTACAGAGCGCCCATAGACACTTATGAGGTGGAAAGTGCAGAAATTGGTCAAGCTCAACTCGAAGCGAACCTCGACGGTCATATTCACGCTCTCACTCAGGGCTTGATGAATATGATGCTCGAAGGTTCTTCGGTTCCGAACCAAAGTGGACTCATCGGCCTGATGCAGCGTGACCCGTACACGACGCACGACAGTTCCTTCACATTCTCGGTAGGCGGATCAGGAAGTAACCTGCGCAGTGCATGGCTGATGAAGCCTGGAATCGACACGGTCCACACAGTCTACAACCCCAACCATCCGACGCTCGGTATCGAGCAGAAGGATATGGGAGTCCATCCCGTAACCGGATTGGGTACATCAAGCGACGAACACAGATGGGATATGTGGATCGAGCATAAGATCGTTTCTGGTATCGTCATCAAAGACCAGACTGCGGTTAAGCGAATCTGCAACATCCCCGTAGGTTTGGCTGACTATCCCGGTGAGGACGTCATTAACCTGGCTATCGAGGCGTCGATCATCAACGCCACGAAGCAGCCCGGTAAGAGCCAAGGCCTCGGCACCGCTTCACAGATCCTCAATACGTGGATGTTGTACTGTGACGAGCGGCTGTATGCCAAGATCGTCCGTGCCAGCAATGACAAGCTCATGGTCTACATGTCCGACCAGAACATCTACCGGACGAGTCTGCCGATGATCGGTACGAACATCATCATCAGGCGCATGGACGCTCTGAATCACGCTCTCGGCTCGGGTGAGACTGAAATTGCCGCTGCGTCGTAAACAAGTGAAACACTATCCTTTTTAGGAGAATTAGCATGATACTTCCGAAACTTGGAAAACTGAGTGTGGCTCAGGCTTTAACGCCTACCACACAAGATAGTACGAATGTGATTTTGATGTCGGCGATTCCGTTTGCGGCATGGGCTGACGTATGGCTGACTATCGACACGAACGTCATTGCAACTGGTGACGGGTCCGATGTATTTGACTTCTCTTTGGTGGTTTCCCAGGAAGATACCTTGGACACCAACCTTGAAGTTGTGGCACAGCGCATCACCGGCATTGCCGACTCTCGCCTTGCGACTGCCGGCAATCGAATCATGGAAGTCAATCTAGGATCAATGCTCACGCGGTTGATGGACGCGGATTACGACTATCTTGGTCTGGTCCTGGGTGTGACTGGCGGGGCGACGTTGTCGATTGACGCTGTGATTCAGTCATCGAGGCCGCAGACGATTCCGCGAAAACAGCCCGTAGTCTCGAACGTTGGCGTACCGACGCACGTTTCGGCGGGTTCGTAAACAACAAATGAAACACTCTTTTTTAGGAGTAAGAACATGAAACGCATAATTTGGCTGTTTCTGATTGTGGCGATGCTGGCCCCCAGCGCCGACGCTTTGAATTTTGGGGCTGAATATTACCGGACGCACAAGCAGTCGTTGCTTGCCGGAACTTACCAGCGTGACCCGCTCTGGTTGTTTATGAACGAGACCGAAGGGAACCTGGGAGGTAACGTCGGCACCGGCAATGTCTGGTATGTCAACAGTAACGTGGCCAGCGAAGGCAACGGCAAGTCGTGGCTCGCTGCTAAAGACACGCTCAATGAGGTCATCGACCTGGCCGACGCCAACGATACCATCTACATTGCCCAAGGACACACCGAAGCAATGGGTGCGGCTGCGGACGAGGTCGATATCGACGTTGACGGACTGACCATCGAACAGGTCGGGTCCAACATTATCAGTAACGGGTTCGATTATACCGGGGTGACTACGGGAGCATTTGCTATCAGCGGCGATAATATCACGCTGATAAACATACGCTTCCACGCCAATATCCCCGATGTAATGGAAGCCATAGACCTTGAGGCTAATGCTACAGGCGTAAGGTTCTTAGGTTGTTTGTTCGATAGCGAGACTCCCGGCACGGATGAGTTTTTCAGATGCGTCAAGCAAGACGGTGCAAATGTAAACCAGCTTGAGGTTATAGGTTGTGAATTTCGCATGGGTGCCGGTGCCGCAGAATGCGCTATAGACCTTATCGACAGTGACTACGCCAAGATTGTCGGCAATCTCTTCGAGGGCGATTACTCGGTAGCTGATGTCAACAACGCCACGACGGCTTCGATTCACATTCTCATTACGGACAATGTGATTATTAACGGAACTGTCGGCGGGAATGCCGGGCTTAATACTGAACCGTGTATCGAGTTGAAGAGTGATACGTCCGGTGTGATTATCGGCAATTACTTGGTTTGCAACGAAGCTACTCCCGATGCAGCTATTGTCGGGGCCGATATGTGGGTTATGGACAACTTCTACACCGAGACCGAGGGCGGTGTGTCCGCAGCCCCGATGTGGCTCACCACCGATACGTTGGACAACAAGATCGGTGTCGATGATTCGTCTAATCTGGGTACTACGTCAAGTGTCACAGCGGATTCGGATGGGTCCATATTAGAACGATTGGAACAGATCGACGTGGATACTTCGGCAACTGCAACTTCAGCCACGGCTGTAGCTTTGGTCGATCCGAACTTCGTCAGTTACGATGCGCCGAGAATCCTGGCCGACACAACCAGTGCAATGACGGCTGGTAACGGCTACGGTGCCGCCGACGATCCGGTCATTTTCACGGTTACAGGTGACATTCTGTGCAGGGCGAGTGCCACTTTCTCTACACAGGTAACATCCACATCGAATGACACGCTGGAACTCGGGATCGCCGGACAGACGGCTATCTTGCTCGTTCAGGACGCAGTTGACGGTACGGCTTTCGACGTGGGCGATGTGTGGACGCTTACCATAGCGCCCGATGCAAACGGTAGTGTGTGGCTGCCCGACGACTGGATCATAATCTCGAACAGTGCGGATATCGTTTTGACGATTGACGACCACGATCTCACGGCGGGCGTTACGACGTTTTTCCTGCAATGGGTGCCGATGTCAGCCGATGCCGCCGTTGTGGGCGCAGCTCCGTAAACAATGGTCCTCCTTGGCTGGTCCCCGGCTTAGGGGTCGGGGGCCGGTTTAAGGAGGCTTTAGTAAGGAGAATAGATATGAAGATCAAGACAATATTCATGCTGGTTGTGGTAGTTATGCTGCTCGGCTTGTCGAGCGCTCAACTCTCAGACCAGCCTCAGTATCCCGGTGCCCGGATGTCGGCAACTACCGTTCAGAATAGCGCCATCCATGTGGCGACGGTTACTGCGGATGCCAGTGCATTGACTTCGACGACGAGTAGTTGGACGCATTGCAAAGCGTTGTTCACGCCTATTCCGACTGAGTGGGGTACGATATCTCTCAGCTTTTACGGTTTTGGGGATGGTGACGGAGTGGGTAGCCCCAACAACGCTACGTATGCCTACAAGGTCTTTCTCTGTGACTTGTACGGTGGCGCTACGTTAATCACCAACGGCACAGGCGCTATCGGCGCGCAACAGATGTCCCACACGCCGGACAACGGCACAGAACTGAATTCCGGGGCTGTCAGTGCGAACTACACCTATAGCGATACCATCACCGAAGGAAGCGTCTACGCAGAAAGGGATGTGACGTACACAGACTTCGCCGCCGCCGACGGGCAGGCGATGATGCACATCAAACGCTATTCGGCCTATGGGGTTTATGTCGTGATATCTTCGATGACAGCGCAGCCGGTAACAAGCATTACTTGCACAATGCAGGGCTTTAACCAGTAGTACGTCTAAAGGAGAAATCCCTTGACTGAAACAGAAGTAGCCAACATTGCTTTGGGCAAGATCGGTGGCGCTGGAGACCAGATCGACGGCGATGCTTTCATTGACGATATAGATGCGGGAACCGATAAGGTGACTAATTGGATTAAGCTCCAATTCCCGGTGATTCGCAAACTCGTCATTACCGACTTGGCGATAGCCGGATGTCCGTTCCAGGAAGCGTCGAAATTCGCTGATTTGGGAGCGGAACTCAGTGCAGACGATGCGCCTGAGTTCGCGCAATGGGAGCATGTATTCAATCTGCCGGGCGATTATCTCTCGATGATTATGCAGTTCGATGAGGCGAACGTTCAACAGAGATACAAGCCGGAATTCCAACGCAAATTCGAGGTCAAGCCCAATAAGGCCGCTGACGGTCACGTATTAATGACCAACGATTACACGAACGTCGTTTCAGGCGGGAGTGCCAATAGCGCGTTTATCGAATACGCATTCGATCTTACCAATACCGGGATATGGAGCATATCGCTGATCGACTGCGTATCGACCCGGCTGGCGGCGGAAATATCGCCGATAGTTCAGAAGCCCGAGCAGCGGATACCCATGCTGACGGAGTATGACAGATTCACGGCCTTACAGGCGCAGGCTTTCAACAGAACTCAGAGCAATAACAATGCTCGTAAGATACCCGATTTTCGCGGTGGTAGGAATAGGACCATACGAACTATCAGTGTCGGGTCGATGGCCAATCACGAATGCGGACAAAGAGGGACAACGGATTCATCATGAAAAAATTATTGCTATTTGTATTGATAGTGACGGCAGCACATGGCGAACTCACCCTCCCCATTTCAAGTTTTAACACCGGGCAAGTGAGTCCTTTATTGGAAGCCCGGTTGGATTACGAGAAGTATTCCAGCGCATGCCGAATCCTTGAGAATATGCAGGTTAGCCCCCTTGGTCCGGCTATTCGCAGGCCGGGAACGAAATACATCGCCGAGGCCAAGACAGGGGCTCCTATCCTGATTTCGTTCGACTACTCGGTTGCAGATGTGTATCCCATAGAAGTCGGCGACGAATATTTGAGATTCTACCGTAACGGTGGACAGATACTCGATAGCGGCAGTCCTTATGAGATTGCCACTGTGTTCCAGCCGAGTGAGCTTCGAGACATTCGACATGACCAGGTCGATAATATGATGTATATCGTGGACGGTAACGACCCGCCCCAGATATTGACTCGCAACGGCCATACGGATTGGACAATTGCCGATGTAGATATAACCGGAGGTCCGTTTAGTACCGAAAACGATACTGCCGGGACATTGGCGGCATCTGCGCTTTCGGGTTCGATTACGATTACGGCGGCGAGCGGTGCTACGCCCTTTGACGATCCCGGCCATGTCGGTTCTTTATGGCGAATTAACCACCGAAGACCTCCCCTTTCGGTTTCCGGCTCTTTTGCGGGCGACGGTTCGTCTGTTGGCGAACTCAATGTCGGCGGCGCGTGGGATGTAGTGACTCACGGTACGTGGACAGGGAGTATGACCGTCGAGAAAAGTAACGATTTGGGTGTGTCGTGGGAAGCCACAGCGGCATTTAAGGCATCTGTGAATGATGACAATCTCTTGTATTCCGATACGGAAACCGAAATAGGGTGGAGGTATAGGATTACAATGTCGAATCATTCGGCTGGTACGGCAACCTATACATTAACTCGCCATGAATATACTCATACTGGAATCGTGGAAATAACGGCAGTCGCCAGTTCGACTTCGGCTACAGCGACGGTTATCGAACGCCTGGGATCTACAGACGCGACTACTTTGTGGTCCGAGGGGGCTTGGAGTGATTTTAGGGGATGGCCGAAAACAGTGGCGTTCCATCAGCAGAGATTAGTATTCGCAGGATCGAGAAGTTATCCTATCTTAGTGTGGTTCAGTGAAACCAACGGCTATACGAACTTCCTGGAAGGTACTGAGGATACAGATCCTTTTACGATTGGATTGCAAGGTCAAAATACGATTCAATGGCTTGTCTCAGATGACTATTTATTGATTGGAACGTCCGGCTCGACGGGTAGGTACGGCGCTCAGGGCGAGGCCGTAACACCTACCTCCCCTGCTTATCAAGAACAGAGTCCTCACGGCAGCGCATCTCTTCAAGCAGTACGCGCAACGGATACTATGTTGTACGCCGAGCGAGGAGCGGTGAAGATCAGGGATTTCGGATATAGTCTTCAATATGACAGGTATGTCTCTCCCGATCTGACTTTGCTTGCGGGTGAGATAAACAAGTCCGGGATCGTGGATATGGATTTTCAATTGAGGCCCGGCCCCGTACTCTGGTGCATTCTCGATAACGGTGACATTACTACTATGACCTACCAGAAGGACCAGTCGGTCATTGCATGGTCCGAGCAGAATACGGACGGTCTGTATACGAGCTTGACCATAATTCCCGATCAGACCGGCGAAGATCAGATATGGGTTACGGTCGGACGAGCAATACAACCGTTGGTCTTATTGGAGTTTGAGGGCGAGGATGGAGATACCTTTACATCCGATTCGACCCGCAGACATACTTCGATAACGTTTAGGGGCGATGCCCAGATAGATACTGCTCAAGCCAAATTCGGTAACTCGTCACTTTTACTTGCGAACGCGGGAGATGCTGTTTACCTTGCCGATTCAGCCGATTGGGACGTTGTTGCTGATACGGATGATTACACAGTCGATTTGTATGCTCGTCATACGTCACATGCCACCACGGAAAGTTATATTAGTCAGGCGGAATTATCCCCCACAACGTCATGGACTTTGTATCATAAGCATGGTACGGGTCTGACTTTTAGAGTCGTAGATGCCGGTTCGGAAGTTCTAATACTAGCCGGCGGCGAAATCACAGATTCGGCCTGGCACCACATCGCACTGTGTAAGGTCGGTACTGAGTACGGTCTATATCTGGACGGAACACAAGTCGCCTATGTGGACGATGCGTCTACAATAGATGCTGATTCTTTTTTGTTTGTCGGTAACGATCAAAGCTTTCTTCTTCAATTCCTGGGTCATTTGGACGAGGTTCAGATCCACAACGATAATCTGTATACTGCTGCGCCGGACGTGGGTTTGACCGATACGATCACACCGTCACAAGGAACTGCTTTTACGACGTATATCGAGCAGTTTCAACCCTACGACTGGGGTGATAATCAAAACGACTGTTGGTTCGTGGACTCGGGATTGAGTTATTTCGGAGATCCTACCGATACCTTTTCAGGATTAGATCATCTCGATAATCGAACAGTTTCGGTTTATGCCGATGGCGTGATACTGTCCGATGAGGTTGTTGTCGGCGGTGAAGTTACAATCGACACCGAAGCTACACAAGTGGTTATCGGCCTTGCCTACACGTCAAGACTAGAGATAATGCCGATTAACGTCGGCCCTGCCAATAGGGCGAAAGGCAAGATGGTTTCAGCGGTCTACTTTGATTTATTTGAAACCGGGCACATGAGCTACGGCTCGACGTCTATCAGTGATCTGACTGCTGTGAACTTCGGAGGTACGGGACTCGACCCCCGGTACGAACTCTACACCAGTGACGTCACATACAAGAAGTTCTCGTTTCCCTATGGTAGTTTGAAGAAACAAACTGTCTACATAGAAAGCGACAGGCCAATGCCTTTAACGATCCGAGCAATTCTTCCGGAGCTAAGTCAATGACTTCACGACCAATGACAGTCGCCGACTTCATCTATGTGATGGATCTCAATCCGTGCATCTACCCGAAATACGACGCATTGGGGCCGGACCAAAAGAGGATGGCGGCACATTTGAATATCTGTACGGGGACGGCGGAGACCTTCCTGGACGATGACGGGCGGATACTTGGTGTCGGTGGGATACGATTCGTGGGAGTTGGGGAGGCGTGGTGTATCACGCTACCCGAAAAGAGAACGCCGATTATGTTGCGCACCGTGGCCCAGAACTTCGAGCAAGTACGAGACGAGAATCATCTCTGGCGAGTGTTTGCCGAGAGTAAGATTTCAGAGAACTTCTTGAAACATTTGAAGTTCCAGAAGAAAGACGGAATTCATATTTGGACCCGACAATGAATAAGGTGACTTTAGATACGGGGAGGCCGAATGGATACCAGCGATGACCCGATAACAGCAGTAGCGGTTGGGGCAAGCGTGTTCGGTACATTGTCCTCTGCCGCAAACCAGCGCCGACAGGGCCGTGAGGCTCAGAAGCTCGCCAATCAGCGGGCGGCTGTTGACTTGGCCGACGCCGAAGCGGTGGAAAAGCAGACTCGGGAAGCGGCAAGGCTGGAACTCGAAAGAGGTCGTAAGCTTCTAAAGAGTCAGAAAGCTGGCTTCGCAGCGGGCAATGTCAGAGTAGACGTCGGTTCTCCGTTGGTTGTTGCTGCGCAGACGAGGGCGGATATTGCGAGAGACGTAGGGTACATCTTCGAGAGGGGCACGACACAGGCTTCGAGGTTCAGACAAAGCGCCAAATTCGAGAGGAAGTACGGCAAGACTCTCAGGACGCAAGCTAAATGGGCCGCTGTATCGACACTCTTCCAGGGATTCGGTTCGTTAGGATTTAGGGCCAAGGACGCAGGTTTCTTCAAGAAGAAAGAGACAGTTTTAGGTGAGGGCTTGAACCCGTGACACTGATACCAGTATTCCAAAGACAGCAACTTCCGCTCGGCCAGTCGGGTAGAGTCAAACCTTCGTTTCAGTTGGCGGACCGCAGCGGCCAGATAGCTCTTGGCAGTCAAGTTGCAGAGTTTGGCGGTGCGATGCTCGATAGAATCACGCGAGCCAAAGCCAATACCGAATTCTATAGATTTCGCGGTGACTTAACGAAGATCGAAGCGGATGTGGATAGGTGGATTACGGAGAATCCCGACGCCACAGTCGAGCAGTTTACGACACAACAGAACAATGCGCTCGCACTCGCCACAAAAGCGGGGGATCGAGCAAGCACCGGCCTGGCGAGAGACAGGATAAGCGACTTCCTGGAAATGAACGACGATATCTTTCGACAGAGAACACAGTTTACTTATGAGTCAATAGAATCGAAGAGGCAATTCAATTCATTGGCGAAAGAGCGAGAAATTGCCTTACAGACAGGGGATTATCCGAGATTGGAAAGGGCCATAAACGATGCGCGTGGCAATCTTTACAGCGACGAGGAAGCCGACTTGCAGCTTGAACTCGATACTATCCGGTTCGATAAATTAGCGGCGGACAGGGTGAAGCAGCAAGCAGAATCCGACGAAACGGTCAGGGGTAACGCTCTGTTCGAGGCTGCCGCGCAGTTGCCGGAACTCGAAGGTCGCAAGCTTATCAATCAAGCTGACGACATAACAACTTCAAATCGTAATGCGCAAAAGGCTAGGTTAAGCGAGCATCATTCCATAAGACGCTCAGTGAATCAGAAGGAAGTCAATACCATGCTGGTCCCAGGAGCAACTGTCGAATCTCTCCTGGCTGCTCGTGAAAATTTGAAGTTATTGGATATGGAGCCTGATGAACGCTCCGCAGCCGACGCACAACTTCTCTCTCGTATCCGTGAAATAGATCAGGGCGTGGATGTATTCACTCCGCAAGCTACTAAACGCAGAATGGAAACAGAGGCCCATGAAGTAGCTTTGGGAACAGAGCGAGATAAAGAAGATTTCAAATCCAGGCTCCATAAGCTATCTGCCGACGGCGAGATTAGTGGTTCATTGCGAGACGAATGGATCGGCGACCTCGAACAGGATTACAAGTCACTGGAATCGCAGCTTGAGAGCGATGCCCTAAAAGAAGGTTCCGTTATTGTTCAGGACGCTTTTGGTGGCTTTGCCAGTCTGGTTGAACTCAAGCAAGCATTAGAACAAGCTGGCACTGATGAGAAGAGACAAGAAGCAATCATACTGGAATTGGAAGATAAAAATGAATTACAAATCAGCCTACAAAGGCGCTACGATGCGTCTATCCGAAAAATAGTACGAGAACAAGATTTAGGGCCGAAGGAATTTAATGCAGCCAAGCAATTATCGTTGATTCACTATCGAGAACTCGCTCGAACTGGTGTAAGGGCGATGGAGGCCGAGAGGGCTTTGTTTGAGTCTGGTGTAGATTTGACTGATACCGAACGGGAACGTGTAGCCAGTCTTATGGTAGATCGCAACATAACCACTAGTGAAGCAATCGAGTTAGTCGAGACTACCAATGATATCAGTCAATTCAAATTCGCCCCGCCGCGAAAGATTGGAATTGGAGAGACGTTAAAACGGACACTCGGCAATTTGGGGTCGGGGGCAGCACCCCCGTTCGGCGGTGGCGCACCAGCGGCCAAGCCAGTCAGGAAAGGCCCGATCAAGATCACCGGCTTTCAAAACGGTGCTGAGTCCATAGTCAGTAAGACAGTAGGTGGTAAGCAAGTAGAGGGTATCAAAACAAAGGATGGCCGGGAAATCTTCAAAGGCGATGAATTCATTCTGGCCGGTAAAGTCTGGCGTTACGACGGCGACGGTAAGGCAACACAACTCCGCAACGCCCCGGTGAGAAAGAGATAATGGCAAAGCAGGTTTCCATATTCGATATCGAGGCAAAGGACGGTGAACAGGTCTCTGTGTTCGATATAGAAGAGCCTACGCCTGCGCCGTCTTTCACGCTACCCGACCAGGCTCTCGATGTTGAAACAATTGTGGACAACTCCGATAAGAACTGGGATATCTCACAATCTTTGGAGATGCACCCGAGCGTTACAGAGCGTTGGTTGAATATCTTGGGCACTCCCACAACGCTCGGTGTGCCCTTGCCGCCGCCTATCAAGCCGAAAGACCCTGTCGATCAACCAGAAGGTGAACCTACCTTCTCGGGCCAACTCATCGGCGGCACGATTGAAATGGCGAAGCATCTGGCCGATTTGCCGCGCAGGACGCTTATGCTGATTGGCCAGATGGAACATAGACCTTTCATGGGCACAGAAGTCATTCCTGGTGCGACTCCAGAGGAAATCCGCACTGATCCTTTGTATCGAGCGGCGGCTGTAGTATCTGAAAGAGCGTCTGTCGGCACGGATTTCCTCTTGAATACACATCCTGAATGGAAAGCCAACCCGCCCGATAGTTTCAAGGACCTCATCACGAGTCCGCGGAAAATCGTCCAAGGGGTCTTGCGGGCGGTCCCATTGCTTGCAGGCGCAGGGTTTGCAGTAGCGGCAGGCCAGCCGGGGGCTGCATTAACCATGATGTTCGCAGCCGAGAGCAACGCCGCGAAAGAAGGATATCTTGCCAAGGGCGCAACAGAAGATAGTGCTGAATCTGCGTCGAACGTATACGGCTTTGTAGCGACTGGGATAGAATTTCTGAGCGTAGGACATGGATTGAAATTGCTCGGCAATCTTCGGACTGTCATTCTGAACCGCTCTGCCCAGAAATTAGCCATTGCCTCGGTAGGCAAGTCCATAACAAAGCAAATGGCGACGACGGCTGTTTTGCAATCAGTTGAAGAGGTAGGCCAAGGCCGATGGCAGGACATAGTTGGCTTGACAATGCTAGACCAGCCAATTGAAGGGGGTTGGCGGGGTATGTTGGACCGCAGTGCCCAGGAAGCGACTATTGCAACAGCATTGACCCTGGCAACCGGGGGATTAGGTATCACCGCCGGTAAGGTAGGCCAGATCACAGAAGCCCACACAAACAAGTTCAATAAGGCTTTACAGGCCAAACAAGAGGATATTCAGACCGCCCTTGTGAACGGCGACGCCCAACAGGCGGATAAACTCATCAACGAAGCCGTCCAGGAAGCCACTGGAATTGATCCCACAAAGCCTTTACCAAAGGCTGAGATCGAGTTCACAGCCGAAGAAGAGGCTGCCCAAGCTGAACTAGAGGCTGGCATTGAGGCCCCTGGTGAGCCCGCCAAGCCATCCGAAGCTAAACCCCCGCCGTTGGCCGGTGAGAAGGAGATCGCGGCACAGGTCAAGGCAGAGCCCACGCCAGCGGTGCGTAAGATTCGTTCTGCTGCATTTCAGTTGCCAGATAGGTCGGTTATAGAAGGCACGAGCCATCCAACAATAGTATTGCAATCAAAAGATAAGGGGATAGAGATACCAGAAACTGCAATTGCTGGATTTGTAACGGCGGAAGGAAAGTTTGTTACCAGAGAAGAAGCTGCTGATATTGTTGGGCGCAAAACTCCATTAGAAGCACGAGAATTGGGGCCATTTGGGCGAGGCCCAGAACGGATCGTAGTCCAGCCGCCCATTGAGGAGCCTACGCCAGCGGTACGGAAAGAGGAAATACCAACCCCCGAGCAGGCCTTCGACCAGGTCAAGACCCAAATCAGCCAGTCTATCGGAGCGGCAAGGGCCGGATTTGAGTCTTTCGACCCCGCAATGAAGCGAGCCCAGAAGCGGGCCGTCGAGGGGGATGAGAACATATTCCTCGTCCAACGGGCCGGTGGTAAGTGGGTAGCCCAAGATAAAATCCCGGCAACCGGGCATTATACTATCGTCAGACCGGATGGTACTGCGGAGTTCATCAAGCAGGCTTCTCTAACAGCCGAGGAGTCCGAGGACTTCGCCGAAAAGCTCAAAGGCCCGAAGATCACCGACAAGGCCGAAGCCATCAAGACGAAGTTCATCGAGCGGCTGGATAACGCCGAAGCGTTAAAGAAGGAACTCAAAGCGTTCATCAATAGTTCCCTACCGGCTTCGCCGGAAAAGATACAAGCCCTGGGGATCCTGGACAAGATCAGCGCCAAGAAATGGGACAAGATCAACGTCAAGAATTTCGGTGAGGCCCTGGCTTTTGTGGACTTCGCGGCTGAGAGTCTGCGTAAGCAACAAGCCGTTACAGATTACAAAAAGACACTCAAAGACCTCAAGAAGAAGTTCGGCACCAAGAAGACATTGCTCGGCGAGATGAGACCGGAGTTCGCCGAGAAGGTATCCGGTTTGATCGACGGGATTGACGTCGCAAAGCTCGGGAGCCGGAAAGAATCTGATCTCAAGGGTCTCCAGCATAAGATTCAAGGACTGGCGACTGCACTATCACAGGAAAATCTGATTCAAGTTGACCCGGACTTGCCCGATGCTTCTGTCCGGGAACTCCTGAAGATACCTGATGCCCGGTTGGCGCAGCTCGCCAGATTGGGCAAGACCCCGCTGACTGATATGACCGCTGGCGAAATAGAGTCAATCAATGACGAACTGGCGAGGCTCGTCGGCCAGAACAACCTCAAGAACAAACTCATCACCGCAAGGGGCGTCGAAGAACTCAGTACTGCTCTGGAAGATACTCAGGAAGAGATGATCCCGAGCAAAGCTGTTCGTAAGGGCAAGGAACCAATCCAGGCCGGGCCGGTGGGTCGGCTCGTCAAACTCGCTGGGTCATCGGTGGCTACGTCAATACAATCAACTACCGGGAGTCTCCAGAACACAACCAGCAAATTCCTGATGTGGGATATCATGGACGGTCTCGGTAAGCGGTACGACATGCAGCGCCGGACCAAAGAATTCACACAGAACCGAATGAACGAGAAGGGAATCAGCTTTGAAGATGTGAAGACTTGGCGCAAGACAACCCACACATTTGAAAAGGTCACTAACCGGCACACCGGCAAGCCGATCACTCTGAACGAAGACCAGATACTTTCAATCTTGATGGATGTCCGTAATCCCGATAACCGGGCAGCGGCGCAGCGGGGATACAACTGGACTGAAAAGACTTTGGCGGGCGTAAAGAAGCAGTTCGATACCGGGTCGCTGACTTTACAGCAACTCGGGGATATCTTGAAGCCCATGACGGCGAAGCATCGGGCAATGGCTGACATCGCAAATGAAGTCCTCGACACCAAGACCAAGCCCGAACTCAGTGATACTTCAATGAAACTCTTCAATCACGATATGTTCCGGGTGGATAATTATTGGGCGATGAACCGCGTACTGCCTTTGAGTCTTGGCGGAGCCCGAGCCGATATCCAGGCGTTGTCGAATATGGGCATGAGTAAAGAGCGCATCGGTGGTTCGCAGCCTTTGAAGCTGATTCCGTTCTTCAACAAACTCCACAACTCAATCGAAGAATCTTCGGCATACGCACACATGATGGTTCCGTTATTCAACGCCAAGTCAATCATGGCGAGTAAGGATTGGCAGGATTCTATGGTTGCCGCCGGACGTCAAGACGAGATGAAGCAGATCATTGCCAAGTTCGAGGTCCTTGAGAAGTCGGCACACTCTCAAGACGCTCTGGCACAGTGGAGCGGGGCATTGACAAGGGGATATGGTCGGTCGGTTTTGGCTTTGAACGTCGGTAGTATCGCGGCACAAGTAACTTCAGGACCGTTACTGATAGCAGTCGATCCCGTCCAGTACGTCAAGCACCCATTGCTGCCGAGTTCCAAGACTCTTCAGGATGAAATCAATGCTCACAACGGTGTATTGTGGAAGAGACGCAACTCGGGTCAGAGCACAAAGGACATCGGCGATATCCGGGCGACTCATGCCGTTAATGAATTCTTCTTCGATAAGAGCGGTATTCTGAACACTCCTATGAAGCTCCAGGCCGCTACCGACAACATGGTCATTCAAAAGGTATGGCGGATGGCCAAAGGTCATGTCGCCAGCAAGACGCAACTCACGCCATCATCAGGCCAACGGTATTGGGATGCCGTTAATCGCCGAACATACGAACTCATGCTCACTCAACCGAACTGGGAGCCGTTCCTGCGGAGCCAGTTGTTGACATCGCCGGACGTATTGACTCGGGGACTCATGGCATTCCGATCACCTGTGGAGGCTTTACACAACACACTCTTGCGAGCCGATGCCGACGTTGCTAATGAACTACCCGGCGCTCGCAAAAGACAATTGCTGGCCTACGGAGCGGCTGCGACTTCCCTGATAGCCTATAGGGCCGTTAAGACGGCCTACATCGAAGGCAGGAAAGCATTGCCAAAACTAGCTGGTAAAGACGACGAGAAGGATAAGGGCGACGGTATCCTGTCAGACGCCGGTGAGAAGTTGTTGTATGATTTCTTTAGCGTCAGCCCCATAGGCAGGACCGCCGGGGTAGTGATCGTGAATCGCATCGTCGCTGGTGTGAAGAAAGAACGTCCCGGCCGAGGGGTGATCGAACGCATCCCGATTGCTTCGGTCGCCGAGACAACAGAGAGACTTGCAAGTAATATCGGAAATATGATCGGGCGTAAAGCAGAAGGCGATCCCAAATGGGATGAGAAGATGCCCGATACTATTGAGCTTGCAGTGAGACTTGCCGGACACCTTGCAGGGTTGCCGGTAAATGCCCCACTGTCGGTTGCAAAGCCGGTACTGGAACCGGAGAAGAATAAACTCCAAGACAAGCTCGAAGATATCAACGTCTTTGAAATCAATAAGAAGATCGAACAAGGACTGAAAGGTGTACGAAGATGAAACGTGCAATAATTCTATCGCTGTTACTCTGTACTTCAATTTTCGCCACCGTTCCTCAAGGCGAGAGTACGAGAGAATACTTCGTCTGCGATAATGTGATAACAAATTTCACCTTCACAATGCCGTCGAATTCGTCGGATGACATTTTCGTATATCGGCACACCATAGCGACCGGAGCCGAACTCCTACTGACTATCAGCACACAGTACACGATAGCGCCAACATCGAGCGACTACCTCAACGGCGGCGTGGTCACTACGATTGCCACTTATGACAGCACGTTTCAAATAGTGATTGTGCGCAAGATCAAACAAAGTCAGGAGCGAACGTCGGCTGTCATTAGTGTCAATACGGTTGTCCTGGGATTGGATAAGGTAACTCGCCAAGTTCAGGACTTATGGGACAGGTGGGAGCGAACAGTCCGTTTGCCGGAAAGTTTCAGCGACTCGTTCGATATGGAATTACCTTTTATCGAAGAGGGATATTTACGAATAAATTCCTCGGATGAGATCGAGATAGACACAGGCGTATTGGGTCTAGCCTGGAGCGATCCCGTGGATTCGGATATCATACCTAATCTCGACAACGTCTATGACATCGGCAGTGCGGCGCTCTCATTCAAAGATATTTATTGGGATGGTATCGGATATGGCGATGTGACCGGGGATTTGACGGGTAATGCTGATACGGCAACGACAGCTTCGGGTGTCGTTCCTGACTCTGTGGCTTTAACAACTGACACTACCGGGAATTACGTGGCTTCAATAACCGATGGACTGGCGATTGATGGCGGTGACGGAGGCTCTGAGGGCGCTGCAATTACGCTGGCCTTCGATCCGACGGAGCTACTTGGAAGCAGAACGTGGGGCGACGGCTCTACTGACACGATTGTATGGACGTGGGACCGAGCTACGGGTACGGACCCAACACTGACATTCGGCAATGCACTGATAACGGCTGGCCAGGGTTTTACGGTGACTGGCGGACTTACAGCCTCGACCTACATGGACATAACCCCAACTGCAAGCCAGGCTCATTCAGAGGGCCGGATGTATTACGATTCCGACGTCGATACGTTTGTCATGTATAATGCAGAAGCGGACATTGCCTTGAACGTGGGTGAAGAGAATTGGGTATTTGTGCGCAACGGTACGGGTAGTACGATCACAGACGGCCAAGTGGTTTACTTCTCAGGAGCAACCGGAGGCAGGCCCAACATCATATTGGCCAAAGCTGATGCTGCTGCAACTTCACTGGTGGCTGGATTAGCAACTCACGATATAGAAAATAATAGCGATGGTTACGTGACCGTGTTTGGCGTAGTGCGCGGTGCTGTCACTACCACAGGACTGTCCGGGGGCGACCCTCTGTATCTATCGGCTGCGACTGCCGGGGCATTGACTACGACACCACCGACGCCTCCTAATTTCATAGTTATGGTCGCAAAAGTTATGACCGTCAGTGGGAACGGTGATGTTTTCGTTTGTGCCGACCATATAGATTACAGCGATGGTGTGGTTTTCAATTCATTCAACACAGTCGGCGACATAACAAGCGGCGACAACTTCATCGCCAGCCTCGGCGCAGAAGGAACGCCTAGTTACACCTTTACGGGCGATACGGATACGGGTATGTGGTCCCCTACCGGCGATACCCTCGCATGGAGCCTCGGCGGGTCTGAGGCTATGCGGTTGGATGGGACTGGGTTGGGGATTGGGGTTAGTCCTGGGGTAAAATTGGATGTGTATGGTACTAGTGCCATAATGAGAGTACGGAGACAGAACAATAATTTTCCCCCAGGTGTGATATTCCACAGAGAGGCGGCGGGTTCTGGTGATATTTCTGTGGGCTATTCTCTTGGGAATTTGAAATATGTAGGAAATACGGCAGCGTCCTCTGCGCGAGAGTTTGCTTCTCTAGATTTTATCGCTACTAACGTCGGCGATGGGACGGAGGCAGGATATTTTTCTTTCTTAAATAAAGATATGGGGAATATACTGACAGTCCTTACTTCTAGTTTTGTTGGTTTTGGAGGCGAAGCCACCCCCGAAACCCTAACCGAATGGACAAGTGCTGTCCCTTATCTCACCCTCCACAACAGCACTGAGGAGAACGCAGACGGCGGGCGAGAGAGTCGCCTAATCTTTAAGGGGGAGCAGGACGGCACAGAGGAGACTACACTTGCCATGATGGAAGTTGCCCATGACGGTGCGGCTGATGACGAGAAAGGTTATATTGAATTCTTTGTGAATGATGGTGCTGATGGAGATACACCGACATCTGCATTGAAGATTGATAGTACCCTCTCGGCGGCATTTGCAGGTGGCGGCTCTTTCGCCGATGTAGTCTCTGGTGTTACACCCGTGGCAAGTGCTGACTTTGCGACTAAGGAGTATGTCGATACGGCAATCGGCTTCCAGTTCGATTATTTCTTTGGGGATACGGCGTCGGATATCGGAGGAATTTACTATGCGATGACGGATCAGGACTTGGGTGGGGGAGAATCCACCTTATCCACTGCGGGACTTACGCAGGCGGATGACCAGCCCCTTGTGAATTTTGCCACATTGTCCGGAGAACCGGGCGTGCAGGCATTGTCAGCCGGCGTGTATGACGTACACTTTCATGCAGAGAGAACTGGGGGGAGCCGTGCCACGGTACTCTATGCCGCGTTATATAAATATGAGACTGACACGACCGAGACTCTGTTGGGCACAACCGAGGTATCTGGCTTGGTTACTTCTAAGGAAGAGTTCGATCTGCACATGAGCATTGCCTCCGAGATTACGATTGATGCAACGGACAGGCTCATCATCAAGTTCTTCGCTAATTGCGATACAGGTGCAAATACCACGATTGCTTTGTACCAGGAAGGTGATACTGTATCACACTTCACATTCTCCACAACGTCGAACATTTTGAATTCCCTTTACTTGCGGGTGGATGGGGCTACAACCTTGGCCGGTGCGTGGGACATGGGCTCCCAAATCCTGACAAACGTGAATATCGACTCCGGGGTCATTACCGGGATCACGGACCTTGCCATAGCCGACGGTGGGACGGGACAGAGTACGGCCCAGGCTGCGATTGACGCCTTGACAGCAGTGTCGGGGGCCACCAACGAATACGTTCTGACAAAGGACACAGGCACCGGCAACGCGAAATGGAAAGTAACGGGCTCCGCCAATATTGCTGGCGATCTACCAACTATTAACGATTCTGACGCTAATGCGATGCTCAAAGATCATGCGTATTTAACCCAAACATCGGGCTTCGTTACAGCTTGGAGCGATGCAAGTGCGAATACCCTATCCGGGTATGTTCATAATACTGATGATCCTGCTGGGGCGGGTGTCCTTGTGATAAAAAACAAAGTCGATAATCTTAGGCCGGGCATTTCAATGTTCGTTGGTGATGGCCTGTATTTTGAAATAGCACTAACCACAGGAACCCCCATAATAATATGGACCCCGCTCGTCAATGGCGGCGCGGCACCGATAGATCAAGAGGCACCATAGAAAGGAACGCAGCTTATGAAATGGATGAAGGACAATGGATTGAAAGTTGTTATTTCGATTGCAGCATTGGCGCTCGCTGTCGGGTTGGCCGTACAAGGGGCAGGTAGATTGAAAGGTTCTGAGGCTGAGAAGATTTCACACAACCACGAGGAAATAGTAGGCGTTAAGGCTGCGATCAAAGACGAGATAAAGCCCGCCCTGTCCAGGGCGATCAAGCACGTCGATCAGGAAGAAATCGACACACCGCGAATCAAGTCCGACATCGCCGGCATCAGGACAGACTTCAAGGACTTCACGACAGAGCAGCGAAGCGTTAACAAAGAAATATTGCTGAGACTACCGAAACCCGAGTAAAGGAGAATTACAATGAGAAGCAAAGCAATCCTAATCACAGCACTGTGCCTCGTGGCCTGCCTAATTGGCACAGCCTACGCGGCGACAACCATCACGTTCAACATCAGTGCGGTTTATGCAATCGAGTTGTTGGAAGCGTTCGGAGCCCAGGATGACGCTCACGTTCAGATTAAGATCCGGGGTAGCCAGAACGCCGCGGACCCGAACGTACCGGACTACTCGGCGACTGTGAGTTTTAGGACGCCCATCAGAGACCCTAACGATAGCAACGTCGTCTACGCAAAGAAGCGGATCGCCCTGATCGTGGATGCTTTCAAATGCGCCCAGGAGAACAAGCTGAATGAAGATATAAGAGCAGAATATCACGCCAACAGGCCGCTATTTGACCCGAACGTGCCCAGCGGTATCGACGAAGAGTAGCCCCATGAACATTCGTGAACAAGTGCAACAGCTTGGTAAGGAACTATTGACGTTAGCCGGATTACAGGCCGATATCGAGGAGAGGGTAAGTGTCTGCAAAGAAAAACTGGAAAAAATGAAAAGGGAGCTTGACAACACATTAGCTATCTTGGATAATGAACACTAGCAATACGATTGATAATCTGCACAGAGAAGTTAATCGGGCGTTATGAAATTGAAAAGGGAATACCATGCCAAAAGAACAATGTAGTACATGCCGGTTCTGGCGAGGCCTTCCAAAGAGCATGGGGCCAGATGGTTATTGTCGAAGGCATGCGCCACTGCCAACCGCAGACATAGACCGTCGTAACACTCAGTGGCCATGCACTACTCAATCTAGCTGGTGTGGAGAATGGGAGGAAAAGAAATGACACCAGAATCAAAGATCATCCAACTCGTCGTCAGAACTGTTCTCTGTGCCCTTGTGGCGGGACTTCTCCTCGCAGGTATTGTATGTGTCCGTTCGTGCGCCAAGCGACTCCACACTCACCCGGAGCCCGGACCCACCAGTATAGAGCAGGTTGACCCCAACCAATCAAAGGAGTAAGCTATGAGTGCAGTGGAAATAATAGTTCATGGTATCTTTCTTGGATTGCTCATGTGTATTCTGTATGAAGTGCATGGGACTAGAAAGTAAGAATGAGACTCCGCGATAAACTATTCATCTGGCTCATAAAGGGCCAGGCCAAGAAGATATGGAAAGGATGGCAGAAAATGGCCGAAAGAGATCAGAAACCGTTTTACCTCTCAAAGACTGTGATTGCAGGCATGGTAGCCATTGCAATCGGTATAGCCAGTGCGTTCGGTGTAGGTGGGCTTGAAGCAGAGACGGATATCACGACTGAGCTTATCCTGCAACTCACCACCGCTGTAGCTGGATTGGTGGCAGTGTACGGTCGACTGACGGCCACGAAGAAGCTGACGAAATAGTTGCGATCATATTACCGACGTCGGTAATATGATCTACAGTATCAAGAACGCAGTATTTAGGAGAAAAGAACAATGAAGACGATGATTGCAGCACTGGCAATTGTGCTACTGATGACAGTAGTAACGAGTGCGAATGACTTGACAAGCTGGACGTTATGGAGTCGGGATGCGGATAATTCCGTCGAGCAGCGAATCGGCCTGGATACCGACCCGGTGGAGTTCGGTGTCCTGGGGCGATGGTGGCCTATTGATTCTGCGCCACAAGTTGCCGGCGGATATGTATTCCTGCATCTACCACAGCCGATAGAAGTCGATAACCCCTTCAAAGACTTGATCCCCGGCTTACCCGATACGTTCCTGGGCTACGCCTACGGCGGCGGTAGCTTTGGTATCGACCTTCTGGACGGGAATACCCAGAAAGGCTTCTCAGCGTGGCAGGCGGGCGTCCTGGTAAGCGGTGAGGAGAACACTGACGTCGCCTTGATCTTTGAGTGGGCCCGCTATGACTACAAGGACAATCTCGGCGCCGCCCGTGAAGATGAGGATGTACTCAGTTTCGGGCTAAGGATTAAGTTCTAATGACTGGTCCAAATCCCGGGATAACATGGCCCCAACTCATCTGGGGGTTGTTCAAGAGCTACGTCAAAGATATTTTTCGGTGGCTCAAGAAGTGAGCTTTTCAATTGGCCGGCACCGTTCTTTCGATTCCTTTCGTTCCGGTGCCGGCCGCGCTTATTTGCCTTTCTACAGAGGACATCCAGCGTCCTCGTAAATTTCTTGCATGACTTCACGCGGAGAATCGCCGTCGCGCCATTGTTCTGTCCAATCACAATCTCCCAATAGCCATGTTACTTTTGCCTTTCGGGCCATTCGCCTCAATTCAGATAGCCACGCTTTGTATTTCGGGTCCAATTTCTTGCTCATTATGATCCTTTCTCAGCCCGCCCGGCTATTGCAGCCCTCATCTGAGGCTCAATCACTTCTCTTTCGGTTGTATAGGGACGATTACAATTCGGGCATGGCCTGTGTCGGCGATTCCATGACCAATCACCCATAACGTACTGAACACCTTTTGAGTCTCGAACAAGCCGGTGGGGATATTTCCCGTTTTGGCGGTACCATGCGACTTCTCTTTGTGCCGACTCCTCGTATGTCATTTCAATCATTCTTCAAGTCCGGTTGATAAATTCACGCAGGCCCGCAACTTCTTTACGCAGTTCGCTTATCTCTTCGCCTTGAACTTGGAGTTGGTCTTTCAATCGCACAACCGTCTTCCTAAGTCTCGCCGCACGCTTCTTGTACCGGAATGCTTCGGCTATGGCATTGTCTATACTGTCGTGAACTTGTCGCATATTCCTTTCCCCAGCCCGCCCGGCTCCACTGTCCGTCCTTGGCTACCGGGCAGGCGGCTCCGTACCCGTACTCAGCAATTCATTACGTTTGCTTTGGGAAATAATAGCGGCCACAAATCGTCGGTGTCACAATACCCCTTGCCGTGATATATCACGTTGTCAATCTCATTGCCGTTTTCATCTTCGGCAGGTCCAGACATAACATGGCTACAGTCATTGTCCATGACGATTGTCAGGTTGGCGTCGTCAACTTCCCCTGATTGCACTGCTTCATGTAGCTCTTTTAGTGTCTTGTATACTTTCATTCTTTGCATCCTTTCGCCCGTGAGGGCTCTAAATAAATGGTAACATTCCTTTGAGGTTCTTCAAGCAGACCCTCATATCAATCACTCTTTCGCAGTACTTGTTCACTAATCGTCGCCCGTTGGCGTTCTGCTTCGTGAACGACACCAATATCAAATGGATAGGCTCCGGCCGCTCCTTATTCCATTTACGGCACTTGCTGCGAGTAGGGCCGTCGAGAAAGCCTTTGACCTCCTCGATGTGAACTCGCCCACTGGGGCCTGTAATCCAGAAATCTGGCAGGTAACTGCGAGGGGCGCGGGCATCGTCATCGAATTCAATTCGCTGTAGCTCATACCCCCAGTCACGAATATAGGCATCTTCTTTTGGGTCCAGTTCCTTGCGAAACTGGCAGTACAGTGCCCAATTGTATTCCGCTTTCGATCTAAACTTGATGCTCTTACCGTCGAACGTGCCCCACGTCGGCTGATTGCCATACTTCTTCTGTAGGGGCGGTTCGTTAAATCCCATCATCTGAGCCATTCTATTTTTCCTTCAAAATATCCGTAAACTTGAACATCTTATCGCCTACTTCGATTCCTTCCTCGGCGAAATCCACCGAGTCTTGTTCGGTCGCCATGCACGATTCGATTAACCCGAGCGTTTCCGCCCAATCTTGAACGTCTGCGCCCCTTCATCAGCAGCCTTCGCCATTGCGGCGGTGAATAGAATTCCCTTGTCTTTCATTTCGGCATTCTCCTAACTCTCAGGCACTTAGGCCATTCTTCTGGTTTTGTGCTGACTTTATTATTCAGGACTCCGGGTGGACAGAGGTCCGTGGTGTCGATCTGCTTGACGTAGCAATGGACTCCGGCTTGCTGGCACTGGTTGACGATGCTCTCGATCCATTCGATCTTGCAGGGGCGGCGGTTCGGGCCGGACTCGCAGCCGGTGATAATTGAGTCCAGCGTTGGGAATATCTCGGCGTGGGTGCCACATTCAACGCAGTACTCCCTTTTGCCCCGCGAAAGCAACCGATTCGATTCTGTGTGATGCCACGCCTTTTCACACTTGCATTTGTACGCCCGCCCACCACAATAAGGAATGATGTCAACCGACTTCAGCAGCGGCTCGAGCGAAAGCCCCCGCACCTGCACGGGGATCTTCAAGAGAATCGGCACAGCCTCGTCAACTTCGGCCTGTGTGGACGCTGAGAAGTACAGGTGGATGTTGGGGAGGACGTCAAGGTTCTGGAAATACTCCAAGGCCCGGCCCCATCGCTTCGTAAATAAGAGATACGTATGCCTTTGCGTGGCTTCAATGGTGCTGAACATCTTGTCAATGAACTCGAACGGCACATCCTTGTGCCAAGTATCCGACATCGAGTTCACGAAGATCGTCCGGGGCTTGCGCCAGCGAAGGGGCTGCTTTAACCTATCAGGTAAAAGCTGGACCGTCGAGAACGGTTTGGCGTATTGCGCGGGCAACTGCTTTCCTTTTGCGTAGGCAACATGCCGTTGCGTATGAAGGCGCTCACTCCAACAGAACATACAGCCCTGCTTGATCTTCGTACAGCCAACGCACACGTTTAGGACTTCATCGCAATATGGGATTCCTGTTGCCATCATTCTCCTTTCAGAGCTTTTTCAATAAATGCCAAGATATATCCTTGACGTGTACCTATGCAAGTGTCTCCACTTTTCTGCCATTCTAATATGTAGTCGCGAAGTGTCTTCAGAGCGTCGTCCTTGGCCTTGAGTTGTTTGGCTTGTCGATTGAGTTGCTGTTCGCACTCTTCAAGAAGGACTTTTAGCCCGGCTACGTCATTGTTGTCGTACTTATACCCGCCGTCAGTCAAGTCTACTGCCTTGTCTATTCTCGCTCTCATGTTATTTCCTCAAACTTGAATCGGGTTCAGTAACCCAATCGTATTCGCCTTTGTATATCGGCTTCTCTACGGGTTGCCCTTCCATATCCTTGTCGTGCAGGTGCAGTACTGAGCCTTTGATAAGCTTAGTCATTGTCGTCCGGCCCTTCTTTGTGTGCGACAGAGAACTTATAGATGGAATGATGCGGCATACCTCATTGCCCACAGCAACGTATCGACGAGCAAAATGTTCCGGTACGACCTGTACCTTCAAACGTGACTCCCACCAATCTGTAGAGTCGCCTGAGTGCTTCGATAGTGCGGGCAATAATATACCTTTCCACCATGCTATCTGGCAATGCGTGATGTACTTCTCAGGCTCAAATACCTCAATGCCGCCGCCGTACTCTACCTCGGCAAGTATCTCATCCATCGGCTTCTCGAACGTCCTTGTGCCGTCAGGTAGTATGTTGACTAAGGGGTAGGTTGGCATGGTAAATATTCCTCAAATACTTTGCTCCATCCACACGTACAGTCCTTCTTAGGGTCAGCGGCTTGGTCGCACCTAAAAGAGTGCCTACCGTGCAAGCCAAGTAGCATCTGCAACTTCTTGTTCTCGGCGCATAGCTCTTTTACTCGATCAATCTGCTTGTCCGCAATCATCGAGAATCCAGATAGTCTACTTTCAGGAGACAGTCCGTTCACGGTCATCTTCTTAATACGAGACTCTAACTTCTCATTCTCGGCTTGGAGTTCGGCGATGATATTCAATCTATCGCACTCCAATACTAATGGGCAATTGTCGTGAACGCTACAATCTGGTTCCGTCCATTCTTTCAAAAGAGCTTCCTTATCTAGCGTTCCGCAATCACCAACAATTATATCCGCACTCCCGCAGTTGCCACAGCATGATTTATCATCTTTCAGTGACAATCGTAATTGATGGCACTTCTTGCAAAAGTACTCGCTCTTCTTACAATTGATATAGATTTCATCCATCTTTCTTACTCCTTAAAAAGCCGAAGAGGCATAGCTCGGTAGAGTTATCTATCAACTGCTAGGGCTGACGTAACACTCGTTTTGCTTTCGCTTTACTGACTGGCTACCAGCCGTCTATGCTCAAAACGGTTTTAACCTTCTTGGCCCGGTTCTCTTCGCGGTGGTGCAGGCTCTCTCATTGCCTTGTCAAATGCGTCCTCCGGCGGAGTTGGGTCGAACTCAGGCGGTGGTTCCCAACCGGCATCTGGTGCTAGTGCCGGTTGGGAGCCTACGACATGGCCTCTCTTGGCTGGATTGAAATTTGGTACAGCCTTAGCCCTAATCCTGATACCGCCCGTTATCCTACCGCCAAAGCTGATAGTCGGGTCACGATAGAGAACGACTTCCTTACCCATCCACTGATCGAAGTCGTCAGTGCCAAGAATGGACTCGACTAAAGAACCATTGGTGAAATTCATTACCAGCGGCTTGTCAAGTTCTCTGAATTTGAAAATGTATTTCGGGTCGGCATTCTCGCCGTCTTGAGCTACATTTTCTTCCCTGTAGGCTTGAAAGGTTACTACTACTGGTGGTTCAACATCATGCTGTGTGAGGTACTTTGAATTTTTTAGGTCATGTACTGATGGCATTTCTTTCTCCTTGTTTAGTTCTTGTTTCAGTTTCACTTTGTTCTGGTTCTTTTGCTAGGGCCAATTCATGTACTTCTCCTTTAATAGTTTACGGTTACGTTCGGTACTTTCCCGTTAATCATATCACATATTAACGCCTTTGCAGATGCTTCTGAAACACATTTGCCTAGTATGGTCTCTAATATCTTATTGTTAACGTCTTTCCGATGAGCTTCATTATTTATCCGCTCCGTCTCTCTGAACTCTGTTTCTTCGGCGAGCTTCTTCTCTTTGGCCTCCAAGCTGGCCAAGTGCGCTGATAGTGCGGCAGCTTCGGCGGCGGCTTTATCCTTCTCTCTTTGGACGTCGGCGATGCGGCGATTCTCGGCGGCTACCTTGGCCTCTTCAAAGCTTACTAGGGCGTCTATGGCAGCTTGCTTACTAGTCTCTTCGGCTTTCTTTTTGGCTTCCTCGGCGATGGCTTTTTCACGTTCTACCCGTGCAATCTCTTCCTTCTCTTTCTCCAACTTCTCCCGCTCTATCCTGACAGCCTCTTCCCTAGCTTCCAGTTCAGCTTGCCGTTCGGCTTCCATCCGTTCCTCTTCGGCCTTGATCTTAGCCTCCTCTTCGGCTTTCTTCTTAGCGGAGGCGTCCTCGATGAGCTTGATCGGGGCGTATTTCTCTTCTATCTGCTTCGCAACCTTTTGTAGCAAGTCTTTTTCCTTGCCGTACATCGCCCTCGTGAACTTTAGGGCTTCTGCCTTACCTAACTTCCCGGCCTGCTTAATGAGAGGGTTGAGTTTGTTAAGATTCTGGAATATCCAACTTTTAGATTCCGTGATATCTTTCGGTGTGTCGTAGCATAATACAATATTGGCGCACCGCTCCATTGCAGCGTCCACGGCTGCGCTCACTTTGTCGTAGACTTGAAGTTCAACTTCCATTTCTACTACTTCTGATTCAGCTATCGTGTCCATTTTCTAAAGCTCCTTTCACAATACTTGCAAGCCGTTCTGTTTCTCCCAGGGTTGGTTGTGGATATATTTTACACACAAAATGATCGCGGGTCCCTCGAACCTTTAGGAACACAGCCCCTTTATGTTTGTTGCTTCGGATCAGTTGTATGTCCATTCTCAATCTCCCTTCTGGCTGTCATTCGTTTCTTGTATGCGAAGGATACGGGATTCTTTCGCTTTTCGGCACGTTCTCGGGCAGCTTCCAGGTATCCCGGTACTGGTGCTATCCCACCACCTGGAGTAATCATCATCGGCACACTGCCCCCACCTGGACATGCCAGGTAGTCACCCGTCCTCTGGGCGTGGCTCTGGCTCTCGTGGCGGCTGTCCTGCTGTGCTTTCGTTCTCGGTTGTGGGTGCATTTTTCTTCTCCTCTGGTCTAAGGGCATCGAAAGCCCATTCCATTATTCTTTCGTGCATCGCTTCGCACTTGCTCATTTCTTCACCTTGACGAAGCGAGCAAACGGCTTGTGGCCTTTGTCAAAGGCTTCGGCTACTACTTCTGTGCCGTTGACCCTATATTCATTATGCGATGTAGCGAACCAACCTCTAAAAGTGTGATCTCGGCATACGCCATCTATAAACATTATTGACGTTGATGGAGCTTTCGTTTCTATTTGTAATGATCCACCTCTATTCACAACCGCAATATCAAGGTACTCCGGCTCCGGCTCCCAGTCGGGCTTGAGGATGTAGGTGAAATGTTGCTTGAAGTGTCCATTGCCTTGTCGTAATATTAGCCAATCGGCGGTATCGGATAAAAATAAGCATCCCTCCAACTTCGCCTGTTGTATGAAAATGCTTTGCTCTTTTTCACTAAGTAACGCAAATGGCTGCGCCAACTCCGGCTTTTTCAGCTTCTCGATCAGTGCTTGCTCATTCATGGCAATCTCCTTTGGGTCAAGGCCAATATCTTTACACGGTCGGTAATCCCTAGAATGTACACTGTGCTTGTTACACCAAAATTCCGCATCACTGGGGACGGGCCGTTCGTAAAACTGACAGTCTTTACAGGTTTTCATGGCTTCTCCTTAATATTGGCCCAGCCTGCCTTCCTGGCGGTAGCGCTTGTTTTAATCGCTCTCTCGTCCTTGTACGGGCCGGGCCAGTGGATCTATTCACTGGGAAATTGGACAGAAAATCTCCAGTGATTTTTGGTGGCTTCACTAAGCCCATCAACACACGCAGCTACAACCTTACTTGACGTCTTCTTTGTTTGTAGCTGCCGGAGAAATTCTTTCTCCAATTCTGCCTGCTTGGATTCGGCCCATTGTTGCACTGCTTGCGTAGCAGCGTCCCTAATAAGCTTTTTACATAAGGCTTCTATGTACGTATACTTATTGTCGCTATCGTACTTAGAGCGATTGCAATTCTGATCCACTCTACAAGTAAGCGCAGCAGATACTACTTGCTCGACAACTGTTCGCTCAGAAGACAATGCCTCCGCAATAGCAGTTTGCACTTTTGTCTCAATTATACCCTTAATCAAATCTTCTGAAATCTTAATGTCGACTGTGTCCATCTGTCATTCTCCGGTTCTAAGGTTTCAATATTGCGAGCGGACGTCCATGCCCTACCCTGGTGGGTGGCCATCCTACATATTGGCCGGCTCGCGTTGTTTGTATCGGACGGCGGTTTGACTGAAAACGGGGAAGTACCGCCGCCCTTTGGTTTAGTAGCCCATATCACACCATCCTTTCTGTTGCAATGTACGGACTGGGTCCGGCGGGTCTCGAACCCGCACCCACACCGTTATAAGCGATGCGCTCTACCAATTGAGCTACGGACCCTAAAAGCCAGCCTCTCAGCAGTGAGCGTCAATGCCGACTTTCGTATAGGAGGTTCTTGGTAAAAAGTAGATTGAAAGACGGGCAGGATTCGGACACCTGCGAAGTTCGGATTTAACTACCTGCGACATTGGTTAACAGGTTAGCCGCCGTCATGTTCCACACATGAGCGTTACTCATCTACGCCGCCGCCTTCCAATCTACGTAAAACTATAGGGACGGACACCCGATCATAAGCCGGACTGCATGGCTACTTCGCCACCGATAAAGCCCGCCCCTACACTTTTGATTATTAACTTGTCATAAAGAGCTTTACTGCCGTGCGGGTCTATTCAGGGTCCGCTCCGTGCGGTGATCCGGTCTCGCGTATACATGGCTTGCACAATCGCGGATGTCCCGGCTCTTGCTCATCTACGACCGTTCCGCATCGCTCGCAAAGATACCCTTCAATCATCATGTCTGCTACTTCGCCCATCATTCCGCTCCCTTCTCTAGTGGTGGGACTATTTCGTGGCCAGTTGTATCGTACTTAGACAAGGCTGCAATCTTTGAATGCGTTCCATATTGAGTTGTCACTACCCATGTTAATTCCTGTTCGTCCCAAGATACCTCACGACACTCGTCGGTTGTGCATCCTTGTATCAGGTCCCCGCCCTGCATCGCCCCCTTACTGCCGAAGATTTTGTCTCCGTGCCTATCGAGTCGGCCTGTGAACTCGGCTGCGGTCTCGATGGCGATTTCGATTAGTCCGCTCTTGATGCAATAATCACCCGAGCACCTTGTTTCCTCGATGGAACAACGAGCGCTATCGAATATGAAATATTGATCTTCATACTTATCATAAAGAAGCGACCCCTCCACTAGATTGCCAGGCGTTCGTTCTGCTATGGGTAGGGCTTTGGGGTAGGCTCTTATCATTATAGCTCCTCTAGGAATTCTATGGTTATGCGGACGCGGTGCTTGCTGCCTGTTATCATTTTCTTAGCAATTCCGAATGCGCGACAAAATGCTGTTACGCAAAATGTTCGAGCGCCCCATCCATTCAAATACTCTATTTGCACAGGAGCCCAGTCAAATGAGCCTCTGGCCAAGATAAACTCTTTACTGTATTTCTTCTTTGCCATAATCGTTACCTCTTCTGTCTTTTCGATGCTTCTCTGCGACGACGTTCTTTCTTAGATAACGGTCCTTCGCAGGAACTACATTTTCGCGGATAGCCAACTTCGTCACCTATATAACCACCGCACTGCTCGCACAGTACGCCTTCTATTATCATATCAGCTACGTCGCCCATAATCGTTACCTCTTCTCTTTCTGCATCTTGAGGAACTTCTTGTGCATACGGTGGAGCTTGGCTAGGAATTTGACGGGGTTCTCATAATAGTCGTACACTATACTCATGCAATCAAAGTCAGGATCAATAGTAACCGCAGGACAAGGGCTACAGCTACCATCTCGGTTGCGTTTCATGTAATCACAAAAGAAGCAGTCTAAATATAACTTATAACCATGCTCTTTGAGCCAGGCCTCTTTGAGTTTCTCTATGTCCCGCTCATCCCCCGCCTCAATCCTCTCTACGATCCACTCCCACATCTCGATACAGAGACGCCAGACGGTTGCTATTCGCATTCCCTTTGTAGTCCTCATAATAGTCCTTCCAAGACTTCAAGCATCTTGTGAGCGGCCTTCTGCCAGCGTTTCCATTCTGGGGAGGTTGTGAGAGTGTTACTACAAATGTGGAATGATGCTAATTCGGCTTCATTCCAAGCAGAATGTCCAGTCAGACATCCGTTACCGTTAAGGATGAGAAGGCAACTCTCAATACAATCATGTATCCCATAATCGTAGTATCGCTCACACAAGGCACATCTCGTAGTCATTAGTGCATTGTCATATTCGCACAACTCTTCCGGCGTAGCCCTACACAACTGCCGCCAATGGACAATAGATGCCCTGAGTGCCGCCTTCGGGCCGTTGGCCGCTGCACGCTTAACTGTTTCTCGTGTTTGCCATTTCATCTTTCAGTTTATCCTTTCAGCCAAGGAAGGGTTCCGGTTCATATTCTTTTGGCTTCAACATCGCCATTAAGGCATCCGTGACTTCTTGTCCATACCGTGCCGTCACAAGTAGTCTACCTGCTAAAAAGGTAAGGTCTTCTACGTCTTGCTTCGTAAGAATCGCCCCTCCCACATACTTCTCTGGGTCTATATCCAAGGCGACATGATCCATGTGTCCTATCATATCTCTGTCTATTTCCATCAGTTCATCCTTTCATAAAATGCCCGGCCGGACTCGTTGCGGAGGGGTGTGACAGGCGGAGTCCGGCGCGGGCGGTGCATCTTGCCAATTTGCTGCGCAACCTTGAGCTTGCGTGCAGGAGTAAAGAAGTGATCGGCAAGATGGTTATTGGCAAAGCCCGACGGCGAGATGAATCGACGAAGACTACGCCGCCGTCGGGGTGAAACACTCCCATCCCGTCGGCATACTCCCGGATTGAGATGGGGCAAAATGCATCCCTGCTGAAAAGTTTCCAATCGAGTCTGTATTGTAGTCTTCGTCATAGCAATCACAATCGTAACGATTATAGCTTCTGTGTCAAATCAATTCCGGGCAAAATCTACTTCTGCGCAAGATGGCGGTTTCTGTTCTTGTTCACGCAAAGAACGGCACAACCCACTGGACAATCTTGACAATGGCCGAGACAATCATAATCCAGAGTGATAGCCCGAGTAGTATAATACCTATCTTCCAGCCGTTGAAAACGAATTGAGCATCGTAGTCGTGTGGGTCTCGTTCATTCATGGTTTACTCCTTTATTGCTTTGTATCCATGTACTCGCGAACTGATTCCATAGAAGCAACGGGGTGTTCTCGTAGGAAGCTTGATATCGTAGCCATCCCTATGGCAACGAGGTCAATGCAAGTACTAATCGGAAGCTCAGGGTGCATTTCCACTGCCATCTCGATTGCTGCATCACGAAACCCGTCGAGGTCTGCTTGCTGTTGCTTATTCAGCATGAGTCTTTCCTTTCTTCGCAAGGGCGGATTCGAAAGATTCATCCATGATTTGCAGTAACGCTTCGTTGGTTGCAACGGAATCGTCAGGTCGCGGCATGGACATTATTGCAATTGTCGTGCGAGCATTTGTTATCGCGTCCAGCAGGACCTTGATTGTCTTTTGGTCCTGGGCGTAGGAGTTGCAGGCTAGAGCGATATACTTTAGATACGCTAGTCGTGCCTTATCATTCCAGTCATCCACGTCACCCATTATCAGGGCGGCAGTTCTCTTGCCTCCGATAGATAGCATGAACAATTTGTCATCTATGATAATTGGTAGATCGAATGGTGCTTTCGGTGTGTGTTCCTCTGGCATGGTCTTCTCGCAAACACAGCAGAGATAGGCGACTGGGCCTTCGCTTAATTGCTTTAGGATTAACGGTCTTTGGCATTTAGGGCATCGTGGCATCTCTCTCATTCTCCTTTCAAAGTTTCAGTCATTCCTCCGCCTGTCTTTGAGACTTCGATCTATACGGACTTTTGCACGTCGGACAGCGGAGGTGTGGTATATCCTCGACTCGTGCCACTGTCACAAGCTTCTTAATGTAGAGGTCGATACTGCTTGAACAATTAGGGCACGTAAGGGACGCCTTGTAATATGCGTGGCCGTCAAAATATGTCCGACCACTGTGAGCATATAAAAACATTGCATATCCTCTCTAAAGGTGCCACCCTACCGGGAACCGCGAAGAAGTGCAGGCCTCGGCGGGCAGCGTTAGAACTACAACCTATCGCAAACGGCAGATTGTTGCAAAGAGAGAACCTTTGCTTTGAGCATGATAATCTGCTCTTTCCGTAACTGTTTCTTCTTTTTACTCTCTATTCTGCGACTTTCTTGTTCTTGCCTCATCTTGTCTTGGGCCTCTGGGCCTCTTTCGCTCACGGCCATCATTAAAACGTCGCACATCATTTCGCCAGCAGCATCTTTATCAATCCATGCATCTAGGGCTTCCATGACAATACCCCACTCTTGCTCACTTAATTTCGTGTCCATTAGAAATCCCTCTCGGTTTGGTACTCTGATTGTGATTGATTAGCCGTTGTCATTCTTTTGTGTAAGCCACGCCTTCACGATAGCGGGCGAGCCGTGGCACGTACTAGGAATATTGTTGTAGATGTAGTTGCAGATATCGAACATATCACGAAGATTGTCCGAGTCAGCCCGGCCAAATGCGCCCATCAAATCATTTTCTAAGACTAGCCGTAGAAAGTTTCCTGTCGGACAGTGTTCTTTCGCGTAACGATCAATTGACATCTTGATATCTATTCTCATAATCTTACCCTCTCAAAAGGTGCCGCACCACCGGGAGCAGATTATCGGCAGAAGGTTTGTCCCCGGCGGGCGACGTGAATATTAAAGTCAGGATGATTAGTTTGCCGATAACCATGATTTCTATAATATCGACCAATCTCAAACATAGCAAGAGTTATTTTTGAGAATTATCTTGCATAAGGTAAGATATTTACTATAATGTGCGATAGTGAATCAGAAACGTATATTCTACTAAAGGAAAAAATTATGGCAAACGCAAAGAAAAGTTTAACGAAGCGCGTGGTTCATCTTGATTTGCCCGTCAAGATATGGAAAAGGTTCCTGCACTGGTGCGTCGAACAGGGGCATTCAAGCTTGACGGCGGGGATTAAAGAGTTGATTCGGGAAAAGGTGAAATGAAACATATCGTTCTGACGCAAGGGAAAAGTGCGGTTGTAGATGATGATGATTTTGAATTAGTGAATCGTTTTAGATGGTATGCTGTTAATTGCTCCGGCATAATCTATGCGAAAACGGGTTCTAGTTATGCGAGTACGCATATCAATGGAAAGCGTAAGAGATGGCAGGCACACATGTATTTGCATCGTTTTTTGCTACACCCACCTGAAGGCTTTGTTGTTGACCACAAAAATAGCAATCCACTAGATTGCAGGCGTGATAATATGCGCATCTGCAAACAAAAGCACAATACGTACAATCGTAGAAAGTTAACGATTGGCCAGAGTAAGTATAAGGGTATTAAGTTTCATGGCCGTGACTGTATATGGGAAGCGCATATACAAATAGAAGGGCGGCGGTATTACCTGGGACGTTCACGTAACGAAACTCTCGCAGCATTGCTTTACGACAAAGGCGCTTGTGAATTATTTGGGGAGTACGCTTCATTAAACTTTCCCCGAATAGAAACAAAGCCCTCCGTGGCTAACGCCCATCCTTACTTGTCGTCGATGGTGTGATCCTCGACGTAGGTTGCGCCCGATCTTATATCAGACGCCATGCCGTGCATTGTCTGCATACAGCCTGAGTTCGTGAACGCCACGACTGCCAACAACCCAATTGCGATAGCCGTAATCAACCATCCGACAACCCTACACTGATTCTCCTCATTCATCTTCTTTCCTTTCTTTTAGACATTCGATTTTCCGGTGGCAAAACTCAATCGCAAGCCAATACTCCATGAACGCTCGCTGACTCGCCATTGGGAATGCCGCCCACAATGCGTTTAACTGATCTTGGTATTGTTCTATCGTTCTCATGGCATCTACTTCGACTATTTCAAATCGAGTCTTCAATCTATTTGAGATTTATTCTGGAATTGTTTTGACAGATCGCGGCGGAGGTGTTAGAATTCTGTGATGGACGTTAGAAATCAAAGTGTAATCATGCTTACAATCCCTGGGTCGGGCCATTTCTTTTTGTTTCTGGCGTCCAAACCGGCCTGGGGAGTTTTCTATTAGGAGAGAATAATGATAAAGTACAGAACGAAATCGTGGAGCTTGAAAATAGAAGAGGTAGAAATTAAGCGGCAGACATTGAATTCTGTGTGGCTCATGGATAATGCCCGCCGAGTCAAGATGACGCAGTATGAGAACTACTTTGATACAAAAGCTGAAGCGAAGGCGTATTTGGTTGATAAGGCACAGGCAAGAGTCGCCAGCCGAAAACAACAACTCCACAAAGCAAATAGTGAATTAGGCAACGCCAAGGCCATAAAGGTTTGACAACTGAATACAAGAGACGGCGGCGGCCGATGAGGTAAGCAGGAAAAACAAAAATGCCATCCTGCCCGTCTCTTTTTACAAGTTCATAGAGCAGGAACCGCATGATGAAGCGTACACCCAGGGAACCCCATTCCTGTCCTGGGCCTGCTTTTTTACAAATTCATCTAAGGAGAAACAAATGAGCAATCGAGAGACGAAATTTCGAGGCCAAGGCGTCAGAGATAAGAAGTGGCATTACGGCGGTTATTATTGGGACGGCATGTTTCCGTTTATAGTCGAAACGGTGGGCGGCAACTATTCATTCTGTGGCGTCATCCCCGAAACCGTCGGCCAATTCACCGGCCTCAAAGACAAGAACGGCAAGGATATATACGAGGGGGATATTTGTAAGGTGCATATATTCACTCAGGAACTGGGCGAAAATCTTGGCGTGCGGGAAGGTGAGAAGGAATTTGTGGCCCAAGTAAAGATTAGCAAGCGTGGCGAGGGCGTCATACTTGATAATGGAACTGAAATCGACTCAGGGCCAATATGGGCGTACAATGGATTCCATGAAGAGTCCCTTGAAGTCATCGGTTCGATCCACACCAACCCGGAACTCCTCGAATGAAAGAGAGGTATCGCTGCTGGCGCAAGAAATATAAGGAGCTAGGAATATGAGTCAATATGATTGCAGTTGGTGTAAGAATAAATTTAAGTTCAAGTTTCCCTATCGCTGCTGGAAGCAAGTAGCAAAGATCATATACACGGCAGCAGAGCGACGCATGACGCCTACATTGACGATTGCCTTTGCCTTCGATGGCCGCGAATGGGTGATTGACACAAGCCTCACGCACAACAAACTTACTGAGCTTGGTGGCGACTTGGACATTGCACTTGTTGAGCCTATGACAAGACAAGAATTCAATAGTCGCAAGGAAAAAGAGGATGCTGGCGATGCTTGGGACTACCATTGGCCTGATGATGTTGTGGATCGCACTCGCACATTTACGTTATTGCAGACGGTGTCCGCAATTGATGCGGATCGGGATATGCACATTACAGTCCAAGATTTTTTTGGCTCTCATCTAAGTCATATTTGCGGTATACGGAAAGTTATAACGGGTGAACATACACAGGTTCACCTTGAAGAAGCTTGGAGCCATAAACCCTAAACATGAATATAATGCCCTACTCAAAAGAGTTTGAAGGGGACATACTGAAATGAATGAATTTATAGATACGGCTGAAACAATGGGTATGATGCCTATATGGCAACTACAAGAAAAAGAGCAAGAGTTGCTTAATAAGGGATTCTCTCGGTGCCCTAGCGATATGCCGGTAGGGCCAGACACGGCGGAGATAGAATTTGCGTTTGTTTTTACAGAGGCATTCTGGAGAGCGAAATGAAAAAACCAACTGATCAATGCAGGCAATGGACTGAGCAAGAGTGCAAGGACGCCGCCATAATGGTGGGCAAGACTGAGGCCGAGGCAGTGGCGTATTACGAACACTTCGGCGCGGTAGGCTTTGAAGACGGCTGTAAGCGCCCCATAAAGAACCTACGGCTCCACATGCAGAAATTAAAAAGATTGAACTGGTGGCCGGGGGAAGGTTTCAATAAAAACTCAATACCATCTATCAAGAAGCTCCCCCAACACTTCGGCAAGAACTGCGGGAAATGTGGCCTTCCGGCCCGGCATAAAACGTCCGGCTCGCACGGAGACAACTACTTTTGTGAAGCTCACATATATCCGAAGACATTAGAGCGGTATCGTGAACGAGGATTCACCAGAGACGATGGAAGTGCATTATAAACGACGAACGCAATAGACAAATGGATGGATTGAGGAAAGCATGAGATGATATGGCTAATCCCCAAGAACTCACAGTTTTATCACTTTGTACCGGCTACGGAGGTCTCGAACTCGGACTATCCCGAGCATTGGAAAACCCTCTTAGGGTCGTTGCTGTGGAGATCGAAGCCTACGCGCTGGCGAACCTGGTCGCAAAGGCTGAAGAAGGTAAGCTGGCTATCGAAGCTCTGTACCCGGACCTTAAAACCTTCCCGGCAGAACGATTTTCTGGATGCTTTGACATCATCCTTGCGGGCTACCCGTGCCAGCCATTCTCAGTCGCCGGCAAGAGACAAGGAACCGACGACCCCCGACACCTTTGGCCGCATATTGCGGAACTCATTAAGGCAATTAGACCTGTTTGGTGCTTCTTTGAGAACGTCGCCGGACACCTTACCCTCGGATTCCCCGAAGTTTATTGCAGCCTACGAGATATGGGTTACTCGGTTGAGGCAGGCTTGTTTACAGCGAGCGAGTGCGGCGCGCCTCACAAACGGCAGCGGTTGTTTATCCTGGCCAACAGTGCAAGCGTCGATGATAGGCTCCGATGCAGAAACGAACACGGCCAGGATGAAGCGGTTGAAGGCCGAAGGGCGGCAGACGGGAGGGATTCGCAACCTGACTCAAGTAGTAATGGAACAAGATGGCCAGCCCGCCCCGGCGAGCCCCAGTACGAATGGGAAGAGCCGAGAGTTACCACTGTGGGCGACGCCAAGAAGCAAGACAAGCTCAAGCGGGGAAAATGTGGAGTACACGCCGGGCAAGAAGCCAACGAAGAACGGCAAGCCAATATCGACAACACTGACGGATCAAGTGCTATGGCGAACCCCAGCCAAGGAAGAGCCGGGGATCACGAACGAACGGCTGGAAGGGGAGCTCGGCGCGAGGATGTACGACAAGGAGACGGGGCGGCTGGCTCAGTACGGGCTGACGCAGCAGGTGAACTGGGGAACTCCCAGAGCAAACGATGCGGAGAAACGGGGGAACATAACAGACGACCCCCGGAACGGACTACCGGGACAAGCGGAGAATTGGGGGACGCCACGACAAACAAACAACGGAGGTCATTGCAGTCCGGAAACGACGGGCAAGGGTTCACGGCTGGAGGATCAGGCGGGAAATCAGGGGCAAAAGCTCAATCCGGACTGGGTAGAGCAGCTAATGGGCCTGGTCGTCAGGTGGACAGACTGCGATTATGTGGCAACGGAGTCGTACCCCAACAGGCCGAACTCGCATTTAGGAGCTTGATATGACCTACCCACGAGGCTTCACAACCCCCGCTGAGAGCCAGGCCCTCGCCGATAAGGTGATTGACCTGATTTCCAATTACAACGGCACACAGGCCGAAATGGGACGGTTAAAGAGGTATATGGGCCAGGAGCACAGATACACAAAGGCGCAGGGCCGTGATATTGATAGTATGTGGGGTAGATTCAAGCATAAGAAGAAGTTTAGGAAATGAAACTTCCAATCAATACCATCATAGAGGGCGACTGCCTCGAAGTCATGGCCGACTGGCCGGATGGGTGTGTGGATTTAGTGGTTACATCGCCGCCGTATGATGACTTACGAGACTATAGAGGGTATCATTTTGACTTTCAGGCTATCGCAGGGCAATTATTCCGCATTGTCAAAGATGGTGGTATTGTGGTGTGGGTGGTAGGTGATGCTGTTAAGGATGGATCAGAAACCGGCACAAGTTTCCGGCAGGCATTACAATTCATGCACATTGGCTTTCGTCTCCATGATACTATGATATACAATAGACCTTGTGCGTACCCTGGGAATACAAGATATAGTCAAGATTTTGAGTATATGTTCGTATGTACAAAAGGGAAGCCCATCACTACCAATATCATCAAAGATATAAGAAGCCTGACAGCCGGTCGATCTGCTATCAAGAAAAACAAGTTACTTAAAAGCGGATTGCGTACAGACGAAACAGGTACGAGATTGAGGCCAGAATTCAAGGAAAGACCTAATATTTGGACGTATAATGCTGGCGGCGGACACAATGATCCAATAGCCCACGAACATCCAGCAATATTTCCAGAAAAACTTGCAATCGACCATGTGAAAAGTTGGAGCAATAAAGGTGATATTGTACTTGATCCCATGAATGGCTCCGGCACTACGGCAAAAGCCGCCAAGAAGCTCGGACGCCGCTATATCGGTATCGACATTTCGAGCGAATATTGTGAAATCGCAAGGAAACGATTAGAGTCTACCGATACGGGCGTTCCTGTTAAGGAAAGAGACAAAGGGCAGATGCCTATGTTTCCTGTCCATGATGAATGATACGATGACAATTAGCACAGACAAGTTGAACAGAATCGCGTTCTTTCCAATACCGTACCCATCGGTTTTGATTGCGTTTCCATCGTTTATCCTTGCCATTAGGGTGGTGAATGTCCAATGCCACAATATTGTCAAAGCTGCACAGTTCACATTTGTTGCCTTTGTACTCAAACAAACGTGCTTTATAACCTCGGTAGTAGTCGGACTTGAGTTGTCGTCCGCGTCTTTCAGATTGCTTGTTACCTTCGGCAGCACACTTCGGAGAACAGTATTTGCGAGTGGGGTCAGTGTTTTGTTTACCACAAATAGGGCAAGTGGCATGGCCCCACCGAGCAGTCAAATAGCATTTCAACGAGCAGTATTTACCCCGTCGCCTATCGTATACATAAAACGATGTTTTGCAGTGCTGGCATTGTGCTTTCATAGAATAAGAGTATCGCACTATACTGGAAACGTCAAGCACAATAATACTAGCTTCGAAGAGTACTGCGCCATTGCCCGATCTCGTCTTGAGGCGGTAAGTACAGGTGTTCCAGTTAAAGAGCAGCGACAGGGCCAAATGGCGATGTTCCCATGAAAAAAGCCCGCCATTGACGACGGGCTGAGTCTTTGGTAGGTGGAGAGGCTTAATCTCGGCCAAAGCCTAAAGGCCATTCAATACTATCGCTTTCGTCACAAGCGGATTCAATATCGTTTTGTATTTGCTCTAACGTCTCGATAGCAGTGTCCAGTTTTTCAGCGACAGGACTGGAGTCCAGGTTCTCGGGTAGGTTGTCGCGCCATTCCTGGTACTCATCCTTGACGCTCTCAAGTCCGTCCAATGCTGCACGTATCGTCTCGATGGCATCTTCGCAACGTCTAGCTCTTGACTTTGCCATGATTCTTGTCCTCTCTAAAGGTTAAGGGTTAGTAGTTTGATTTATAAATCCCCGCTTGTGTTGCCACTACGACCGTGAGACGCCGGGCGGGGAGAGGTTAACCGGCAAGAAGTCTTTGCCCTTCTCGCACGCCAAACAGTAAATTGCTCTTGAATTTTGATGTTGCAAAGTCAATGTCAATGCCCATTTCGTCTACCGCTTCTTGTGGAGTCTTGATCCAACCGAGCAGGCGGCTTGCCTCAACATTGAGGGCCTTGATGAACTCTTGGTCGAGCTTCATGTGGACGTTGCCGTTTTTGAAGCATCGGACTTGTGCAAGCAACGTCCCATTAATAGCATAGAAGCTGTGTTGCTTGTTTGATTCCCATTGCTTCGTGTGTGTGCTGGCGACGTTAGCGAAGCCGAGGTTGTTCGCAATTGTGAAAACGTTGTTGATGAAAGCGTGGCAGTTCTTATACAGATTGTTCGGGTAGTCATAACCACCGAATTCTCTATCATAGATCGCACAGTGCTGGCTTGAAATGATCCTATATTCGAGCGTGTAGTGCGTATGTTCTTCGCCCTGGCTCCGACTGTATCGCCAGCCGTCCTTTTCCCATGTCTTAAGATTTGACTTGTAGTTCTTGACACACTCAGGCTCCGAGAGTTCCTTGAATACCTCAGTCAATTGGTCGTCGATATACTGGTTGGCGTTCTTGATAACCCACAACACGACAGCGTAAGCATTGTCACTGCTGAAATCAATATTGCAACTTGCGTTTAGTTTCTCCAGCATACTGTCTCTGGATTTGCTTGTGAGCCGGTTGGTTATCTTGTCGAGCCTGTCGAACAACTCATGCCAGTATTTACATTTGAGTCCTTCAATTTTGAGTTTGAGAGCTTTCTTCACTTCGTCGGCTGCAATGCCGATTTCGTTCAATAATGCCTTGTCAAGCTGGGAGAGGGTTTTGTAATTCTCGCCAAGCTCTTTCATTTCGGCAGTATACAATTCGACCAAGCGTTCAACGAGGTTCTGCCCTGGTACGAGTTCTTTCAATGGATCCGGCCGCTCCGTCTCGTCGTCGTCGATGTGTTTCAACTCTTCAAAGCCTGCAAAGTGCTCTGTGAACCATACGTCGAAAGGATCGTTATCTGATTTATCCCAACTACTCTGCGACTTGACGTGCAGCATGATCTTGACAATATCCACTTTCGCCCGTGCTTGCCTATCGGCGTCCAAGAAATCACCCGACCAGATAACCCTAGCCGTGAGGTCTCGTTGTTTCAATGCCGCTTCAATGAGCTTTGAGCTTGACCACCGCTCGGGCATGATAAGATAAACCTGGTTGGCGTTTGCCTCTTTGATAACCTGTGTGGCCCATGCTTCATATTCTGAATAGGGCGGATTACAGAAAACAACGTCAACGTTTTTATCAATTAGCGTTTGGGCGTGGAAGTCAGTACCGACAATACTGATGTCAGGCGGCATGTTCTCAATGTGAACGATTGACTTTTCAATGGCGTATTTGTCGATGGAGCTTCGGAAACGTTCATATCGTGCGGCCTCATCACCTCGCTGCGACCGTGCAAAGCAGAGCTTGTCGATTCTTTCCAGCACCCGCCCATCGCCCGCGCCAATATCCAGCATTGACGACAGGTTCCCACAATGCCGAAACACAACTTGAATCATTTCGTCGGTCGTCGGATACCATTCAAAATCTTGCTCGTGTTCTTTGAGTAGAGTTAGTTTGTTTCTGGTGTTCATTGTCGTTACCCTTTCAGATGGTGCAGCCGCACCGAGCCATGACAACGCCAGTTGAAATGTGCCCGGATTGGCTGCGTGAATGTGTTGGCTAATTTGATATCCTAGTGGCGTTGTCATAAAAGTATTATCGACTATCCCTCCCGCAAACACAAGGACAATTCTTGAGAATGCGCAATTTGGTGGAACATATTCGACGAGCGCAGCCAAATGCTTATTTTTGGGCTAAATTACCCATATTACTTTTCTAGGAATATTTCAAGATTTGTGTGGACGAACAAGGTTTGTGATGATATCGTAGGAATTGTAGAACGTTAACGGAGTAACATTGTGACGACAATGGATGTTGACAAGACAGTAATGCGGGAACAGGATGTATTTGGCCGTTGGAAGCGTTTATACACCTTGAACCCTGGTAACAGCTTTGAACGCCCGGAGCTTTATCTTAACCGATAACAAGCCGAGGGCGTTTTTTTTAGACATGAAGGTATTATCGGTTATGATAAAAAAAGCTTTGCCGACAAGGATGTTAAGCTCTTTGAAAAAAGCATATTGCGGACTGTACTCGATAGGCCCCGTGACACGTCTAAGACACGTTGCGGACTTGGCCAGGGAGTTGCGGGGTTCGCCCAACTATCAAATGTCCTGCGCCGTCTGCCCGCTTGACGACAGGCCCTTATGTTACACTGATTGCTCGGCCTAACAAGCCACCGTAAAGCTTAACAGTCCTTATCCCAGTAACATAAGGACAAAAGCGGTCTTGCGCCTAAAAAGAGGACGAAATGAGCAGGAAAAACGGATATAGACTAACAACGGCAAACTTGAAAACTCGGGGCTTAACAAACGAGGAATACCAACAGCAACGTCTTGAGATTGCCGCGACAGAGCTATTGGAACACAAGGCCAAGTATCGTAAGGGTAAGAAGAAAGCCTATAACCCAGGCAAGAAGAAACGCCGAGATTGGCCGGGTAAGATACCATACTCTGATTGGCAGCACATGCAGAGTATAAAGCAGGAAGTGAAACACTCTTTAGGATAAGAGAGAATGAAACACGTTCCAAATGCGTTGACGACAGAGACTCTTGACAAGTCCGATAAGGGAGAAGATATGCATGAGTTCTCCAGTATTGAGGAATTGATGAATGAGAGCCAGTTGGAAGATAGAGACTGAGCAGGGGCGTTACTTGTATTGCTTTTGTCCGGAATGTTCAATGCCCCTAAGAGGTAGTCGGAAGACTGATTGGCTTTGGTGTGCGAATAAGCGATGTAGCTTTGCAACAACAAAAGGTAGGTTTTGCCGGGAGAATAAAGCGATTGATATCAAGCCAAGTTCTCCGGCAATTGACGAACGAGACAACAGGATTAAGATGTTACTACGCAAGGTTTTTGTATGAAACTTAAAAAGAAACACCAAAGTCTCATTCAGCTAATCTATCTCTGATGGACTGCTCCCATACTCGAAGGTCAGCCGTGCGTTGCTGTTGGCCGAAGAACAGCCGTAAGCTGGAGATATACGGATCTTCACGCTGAACAGCACAGCCAGAGCAAAAGAGTAGAACGAACAAAATAATCTTGAATATTCTCATATAACCCATTATACCACAAAAAGAAGAAAAGTAAAGGATTACTGAGATGCCCCACAAAGGATCACGGCCATACAAGATCAAGCCAGGCCACAAAAGACCCAAGAAGGCCAAGAAGGTGCGGAAGAGATAGTGGCGAAGAAACGGAAAAAGAGCAATCGGGGGCCG